ATATAGACATACTACAAGTATGCCCCTTCTTTACACGTAGATTATATAATTATAATGCTCTTTATATGCTTTTTCTTTTTTTCTTTTTATATAAGGATATACTGTGAAAATATATGCAGAAATCATTTTTTATTTTCCACTTAAAAAAATGAATGGTATGTATATAATATAATAGTATGGTTCGGATGAAGAATAATAATAAGCACCCTATGAAGTTACGTTCAGAAAACAAACCCAAAGGGAAAAAAACATATATTCCATCACCTCCCGATTCATCATCATCATCGTCAGATTCAGAAGGAGATGAAGAAAAACTTGAGAAAGAACCCGAGGATGCCGAGAAAGAACCTGCTGATCCTGACGCTGAAGATGCCGAGGACGCTGAAGATGCCGAGGACGCTGAAGATGCCGAGGACCCTGAGGACCCTGAGGACGCAGATGACCCAGATTACAATGGAGAAGAATATGATAATGAATACGACGATTATGATGAGTATGATGAATACGATGAAGAAGATGATGAAGAAGATGATGATGATGATGATGATGATGATGACGATGAAGACGCCGATGAAGACGCCGATGATGACGCCGATGAAGACGCCGACGATGAAGATATAATTATGCCAGAATATAAAAGTAAAGGTAAAAAATCACGTGGTCGTGGACAACAAGGAAATGTAGTTGTTGTTATTGGAGGGAATATGCCGCAATCTATGAGAAACAAGAAAAGAAAACACAAAGATTGCGGGTGTACCGCTGAAGAATTAGAAGATTCATTTAGTCACGAAGAACAATCCTATTGGGATAAACTTGAGAAATCTGAGAGAACTCGAATTATGGAACAATTTAAGAAAGTGCGCGAAAGCAATACATCTGGAAAAATACCCATGCGCTTTAAACTTATCGATACTGACATGGATATGCCTACCAAAAATCTCCTTATTGCAAAGATTGACCAATTTAATAATATGAGCGAAAGTTCTGGAGAATACTTTAAACTTCGCAATTGGTTGGGTGCTATATCGCGCATCCCTTTTGGGAAAATAAATCCTCTCCCTATTAAACCATCAGATACTATTGAAAAATGCAGTGATTTTTTAAAAAATACGCGTGAAAAAATGGACCAAACCGTATATGGGCATTTTGAAGCAAAAGACCAAATTATGAGAATTATGGCTCAATGGATTTCTAATCCAACTTCTCAAGGACACTGCATTGGTATCCAAGGTGCAATGGGTACAGGCAAATGTTTAGCATATGGAACGGAAATTATTATGTATAATGGAAAAATAAAACAAGTTCAAGATATTGAAGAAGGTGATTTATTAATGGGTGATGATTCATCGCCAAGAACTGTATTAGGTCTTGGAAGAGGTAAAGATACAATGTATGAAATATCAAATGCTCAAGGAGATAAATATACTGTAAATAGCGAACATATATTATCTTTAAAATATACTGGTCATAATAAAATATATGATAGAAAAAATAAAAACGCATATATATTATCACAATATAATGGTGAAAAAATTGTAAAAAAACATTTTTCTTATAAAGATAAAACGAAAGAAGATGTCTATAAAGAATGTGAAAAAATTCTATCAAAACAATCAGATATTATTGATATATCCGTTAAAGATTATTTAAAATTACCAAAATCTCAAAAACAAGCATTAAAAGGATATAAAGTACCAATTGAATTTACTGAGAAAACTCTAGAAATTGACCCATATATGCTCGGTATTTGGCTCGGTAGCGGTGACAAAACAAATAAAGAGACCGATGGAGGGCCTGATGGAGTATTAACTAAATATAATTTAATGAATAATAAACATATTCCTGATGATTATAAATATAATTCAAGAGAAAATAGATTAAAATTATTGGCAGGAATCCTTGATAGTAATAGTGACACACTTGCATATGATAATGAAAAATTATTAGATGATATAATATATTTATCAAGATCCCTTGGATTGTCTTGTTATAAAACTGGAGAAGCAGGGAAAATGATAATTAATAGTGCCTGTACAGGCGTAGGTGCATGCGTAGGTGCAGATATTGATAAAATCTCTACTTTGTCTAATTTGTCGAATCGCAAAAAAACGCATGAGAAAAGGCATAGTAAAAATCCATTAGTAAGTTCTATAAATGTTAAAGAACTTACGGAAGATAATTATTATGGATTTGAACTCGATGGGAATGGTAGATTTGTATTAGGTAACTTTATTGTAACTCATAATACGAGTTTAGTAAAGGAAGGAGTTTGCAAGGCACTCGGTCTTCCTTTCGGATTTATTGCACTTGGTGGAGCAACTGATGGTTCGTTTCTTGATGGACACAGTTTCACATATGAAGGTTCTACATATGGCAAGATCGCTGAAGTACTTATGAAAACACAATGTATGAATCCTGTAATATTCTTTGATGAACTTGATAAAGTATCAACAACACATCGTGGTGACGAAATTATAGGTATACTTACACACTTAACAGATAGCACACAAAATGAGAAATTCAATGATAAATATTTCGGTGAAGTTGATTTAAATCTCTCTAAATCGCTTATAATATTTAGCTACAATGATGAATCCAAAATTAATCCGATTCTCAAGGACCGCATGATTACTATTCATGTGAAAGGATATAGTCCTGATGAAAAACTGAAAATCGCTAAAGGATATCTTTTACCGCAAATATTAAAAGAATATAATATCGGCGAAGACCAAATTATATTTAATGAAGACGTATTAAATCTAATCATATCTAAAGTAAAAGAAGAAGAAGGCGTTCGTAATTTGAAACGCGGCATTGAAGCACTCATTAGTTGGGTAAATATGATGAGATATACTGAGAGTGATAATTATACATTCCCATTTACTATAACATCTGAACATGTTAATAAATATCTCAAAAAATCTGAGAGTAATATATCATTAAGCATGATGTACCTATAAAACTCTGAAAATTTTTAGATTATCCATAATTAGATATGAAGAATATAATAATTACATTTGCATTAATAATTACTTTATATTACTTCTATGGATTTATAAAACGTGAAAATTTTGTTTCTCAAGAAATAAGTGACTTAAATTACCAGAGAAATACAAATAAAGTCACTTTTCTTACCGCAGAACAAACTAAAAATTATATATTAGAAGACGGCGATACATATATACACGATTTATCTCAATGGGACCTCTTTGCCAGAAAAATAGATTCAACTGATGATTATAAAATTGCATCTGCTCATACATCTATGAATTTTACAAATGAACAAAAAGACCGATTTAGCAAAGCGACAATTGCCGCTGATGCATTTTTTAATACTATACATACTACACATACTACAAATATTGATAGTATTGACGGAAACAAAATCGCAAATATACCATGGATTTTTGCTATGACAGACGGGACTGTTTATGAAGATGGGTTGCCTCACACACGTGGTAATATAATTTTCGTTTCTAATAATATTACAGAGACACCTGATTATTTAATAAAAACATTTATACATGAAAAGATTCATATATATGAACGTATGTATCCTGCAGATATAGATCAATTTCTTATAAAAAATCGATATACCCGTGTTAAAAGAAGATATGGAATACCGCGAATTCGGGCGAATCCAGACTTAGATGAATGGGTATATGTTGATGAAAAAAATGGGAAAGAACTGATGGCACTCTATTCTTCTGATAAACCCCATAACATTACGGATGTCATATTAAATGACACTGCACTCGAACATCCTTACGAATTACTTGCTTATAAAATTGCAGATTTATATAAATAATTTAAGTATTATATTAAAAGTGTTATATTATTATAAAGAATGTCAAGATCAAGATCACAATCAAAAGAATTACACCTTTGCACATTTAAAACGCCCATTAATAGCTATAGGTAGTTAATTGATAAAGTATAAAAATTGATTTTATTTTTATATATAATATAAAACATTATAGATAATGGCTTGTTTCAAACTAGGATATATTTATATTAGAAATCATTGGTCTTACCAAAATTATCGTAAAGTTGGTGAAACTCATAATATTCCTGATAGAGATTCTTGTTATATTACTGGAGAACATAAAAGAGGATATTTTGAAGTAGTTTATGAAGTTCCATATTATCAACGAAAGACTATAGAAAGATTATTGCAAATAGAGTTCAAACATTTAAATGATAAATATGACGGTGGTACTGAATTTTTCAAACAAGATATATTATATCTAATTGAACCTTTTTTTGAAGAAAAAAGAATAAAATATAAAAAATTAACTCCTTCCGAAATTGATAAACTATTAAGACCAAATAGAATTAAAAATACCATAAAAAAAATCAATGTTAAATCTTTAATACATGCACTTAAAACTAATAATAAAATTATTAATTATATACCACGAGATGACCAAAAACTTATTATTGATAAGTCGTTAATACATTTTCAAAATAATAGTAAAGGTTTATTAGTTCTCATTTGTGGTATTGGTAAAACATTAATATCATTATGGATTACACAAAAATTAAATTGTAATTGTATTATAATTGGTGTTCCTAATATATTATTATTAAAACAATGGGAAAAAATTATACTAAGTTTATTTGTAAATATTAATTATTTAATTGTTTCATCCGGTATAAATGAAAATGATATTATTGATTTTTTACAAAATAATACTAATAAATGTATTATTATTACAACATATTCATCATCTCATAAAGTTTTAAGTGCAACTAATAAAATTAAATTTAAATTTAATATGAAATTGAATGACGAAGTACATCATTTAACATCTAATAATCCTGATGAAAAGGAAAGAAAAACTTATATTAATATGTTAAAAATAGAATCTGATAAACAATTATCACTTACAGCAACATTAAAAGTTTTAGAAAGTTGTAATCAACAATTAAGAGATGAAGATATAATTATTTCAAATGATAATATTAAATTTTTCGGTGAAATTATCGATAGAAAATGTTTATTATGGGCGATTGATAATAATATTATATGTGATTATATAATTCAAACAATTATTACAGATGAAGAACAATTAGATGAACATTTAGATAAATTTAACATAACTGATGATAATGATAAGCGTTTATTTTTAAGTGCATTTGCATCACTTAAAAGTATATTTGATAATCATTCACATCATTTACTAATATATTCAAATAATACTGAAAATTCTAAAAAAATAATAAAATTTATTAAATTATTAATAGATAATAATTACTTTGTTATAGCAAATATATTAATAGCAAATTATGACAGTACTATAAATGTAAATGAACAAAATAAAATTATTGATAATTTTCAAAAAAGTAAATATGGAATATTATCATGTGTATATTGTTTAGGCGAAGGGTGGGATTTACCATTATTAGATGGTGTTGTATTTGCAGAAAATATGACTTCTAATATTCGTATTATTCAATCAGCTTTACGAGCAAGTAGAAAAAATATAAATGATAATAGTAAAAAAAACAAAATAATATTACCATTATTAAATAAAAATGATTGGTTAGATGATAATTCAGATTTGAAAAAAATTAGAGAAGTTGTATATCAAATGGGATTAGAAGATGAAACTGTTGAACAAAAAATAAGAGTATCAAAAATTGAAATTAAAAAACAAGATAATAAAAAACAGATAGAAAAAAAAAATATTATAGATGATTTAGGTGAATATAATGAAGAATTAACAAAACAGTTAAAATTAAAAACAGTTAGAAGAATTGCATTAGGTATTACTTATGAAAAAGCAAAAAAAATAATAATAGAGAAAAATATTAGAAATAAAGAAGATTATTATAAATTATGTGAAAAAGACAATAGATTATCAACAGAACCAGATATAATATTTAAAGGACAATTCAAAGGTTGGATAGATTATTTAGGTATTCAAAAAGATTATTATACTTTTGAAATATGTAAAATAAAAGTGAATGAATATATTACAAAATATCCAGAAATAAAAACAAATTATTTAGAATTATCTTTAATTAGCTCGGAATTATCAAAAATAGATAAATTATTTCCACCAGATGGTTTATGGGTTGAATATTATAATATTAAAGATTTAAGAGATATTATTACTATTAAATCTACAAAAAAGAAATCAGGTGTTATTATTTAACACAAATTATCGGTTGATAATGTATTAATACTTATATTATCATCATTTATATTATCTAATTCATTAATAGTTATAAATTCATTTATAAATTCTTTAACAGCAATTATATTTAGATTATCACTTAATGAATGAAAATCATTTATATAATTCTCATAATTATTGTTATAATCATTATCATTTGAAAATGCATTTTTCAAATTTATTAAAGATTGATTAACTCTTTCATTTATTTTTATTATATCATTTGATAATGCTTTATCTATAAATTCAATAATTTCTTTATCATAAAATCTCCGAGTTATATAACTTTTACTTTTTATAAATGTAAAAGTATCTACACATTTTTGTATGTATGATGCCTTACCCATTATAATCAATATATTATAATATATCTTTATATAATGTCTTATATAGTCAAAAGTAAAATTTACTTTTTGTATAAAATGTCTAAAAATTGAATTTTATTTTATATAAAGGAATAATATCTTATATAGTATATATAGCGATGGCAGAGTATGTTTGCGATTTATGCAAGAAAATTTTCAATCAAAAAATTGATTTTACAAGACACAAAAATAAAAAATCTCCTTGCATCTCATTGAATGAAATGCAACAACTTGCTCAAACAAAAGAAGAAAAAAGTGATATTAAATCTCAGCTTATAAGTGTATTTAAAAATTGTTTAAATATATTAAGAGATAATGAAGGTTTAACTGGTGAAAAAGCTTTGAGAAATTTATCATATCTATTAATTCTAAAATTACTTGAACCACATCTTGGAACAGAAATAAATATTGATGAATATGAATATGATTTTTCACATATTGAAGATAATGCAATTGATAAACATAAGAAGAAATTACTTTCAATAGTTCGCTTTTCTAATTTATCAAAAGAAAAAGAAGATAATATTCCAACTAATATGAAATATTTATGGTCTGATATATTGTCTGTACATCCTATTACTAAAAATATTTTCTTGAAAGATAAGACATTTGATATTCAACATAAAAATACATATACAAAATTAATTACTAAATTAGTTTCATTAAATATATCAAATACTGATTATGATATATTAGGAAATGCATATGAGGAAGTTATTCAAGATATTATGACTGGTAAAGTTCTTGGTCAATTCTTTACGCAACCATTAATTAAAAAGATGATGGTTAAATTAATTAATCCTCAAATACATCTTGATGGTAAAATAGATTCTTGTGGCGATCCAACGATGGGGACAGGAGGATTTTTAATTACATATTTACAATATATTTTAGAACAAGCAAAAACAAAAAATATAACTCCTGATTGGAATTTTATAAAAACAGAAGGACTATACGGAAAAGAACTTGAACCAGATACTTATCAATTAGCAGTGTCAAATATGTTAATTTCTTCAGGTCATATGTTTGAACAATTAGAAAGAGGAGATAGTATAAGAAAACCAATTGAAAGAAAGTTTGATAATATTCTTGCTAATCCACCATTTGGAATTAAAGGATTAAAATATGATGATTTTGAAAGTCCATTAAAATCTGAATATATACCAATCAAATCAGATAATGCAGTATCATTATTTATACAAGCAATAATATATATGTTAAAAATAAATGGAAAATGTGCGGTAGTATTACCAGATGGACAAGATTTATTTAGTAAATCTAATACAACTTTAATAGCTATAAGAGAATATTTAATGAAAACATGTGATTTGAAAGAAATTATATATTTACCATCAGGTATATTTACATATACATCAATTAAAACATGTGTATTCTATTTTATTAAGAAAAAAGAAGGAACTGAAGTATTAGATACAAAAATTAAATTGTCAAAAACAAATAAAGCAAAAGAAACTGGGAGAGATTATAAATTTACAAAAACTCATCAAACAACAAAAGTAAAATTCTATGATTTTAATCCATATGAAGATATAAAGAATTTACTAGTTGAAGTTCCAATTGAAAAAATAGCATCAAATTCATATGTATTAAATTATGCAGAATATATGAAAGAAGAAGAATATAATGAAGAAGAATATAGTGATGATATAGAAGTAAAAACACTTGAAGAAGTGTGTACATTTAATATTGGTGGAACTCCATCCAGAAGTAATGAAGATTATTATAAAAATGGAACAAATTTATGGATTTCTGTAAGAGAATTAAATGGAGGTATTATTAATGATACTACAGAAAAAATTACTGATGAAGCAGTTAAAAATAGTAGTGTGAAACTATTTGATGTTGGAACAATATTATTCTCATTTAAATTAAGTATTGGGAAAACAGGTATAGTAGGAACACCTATGTATAGTAATGAAGCAATTGCTGGAATAAATACAAAAAATAAAAATATATTATTAAATAAATATTTATATTATTATTTAAGAATAAATGACTTTAAGCAAAAAGGAGCAGGAATACTTGGTCAAGGATCATTAAATAAACAATCATTGGCAAAATTAAAAATAATTATTCCATCTATTGAAAAACAAAAAGAAATTATTAATAAAATGGAACAGATTGATAACGATAATAAAAATTTAGAAGAACAAATAAAACAAAATACAAAAAAAGCAAAAGATATTATATTAGGACTTGCAAAAATTAATGATTAATTAGACCACCAAAAAATTATTTGTAGAGCTACTAATGGGCGTTTTAAATGTGCAAAGGTGTAAAATCACAATTACAATTAAATAGATTTTTACATAATATCGGTCATTTAAATTATGCTAATTTAAATTCACAAAATTTAAAAGCAATTATAGAACATAATAAGAAAATAGCAGAAGAAAAAAGACAGCAAGCCGAGGCAAAAAACCAACAAGAAAGATTAAAATTTCTTTCGAAGAAGGAATCTAGAATGAGAGATCCTCCTTCGAATAGAGGTGGTAAAAAGAAGAAAAAAATACCAAAAAATTCTTTAGAAAATCGCACAAAAGATCAGTTGGTAGAAACTGCCAAGAAACGCGGTATAAAAGGAACGAGTAAAATGTCAAAAAATGAAATTATTTCACAGTTACGTAAATAAGAATAAATATATTTAGTTATATAAGTTTAGTATTAATATTATCAATATGAGTAAAGATATGAATATCGTCGGCACCAAAGAATCCGGGGTACCTGCCTTCATTAATGTAGCTGATATTGAATATGTTCTGCAAAATGCACCAGTAGACGCGACATTTGAAAATGCTAAGAATGCATTAGAAAAAACCGATAATAATCTAATTGAATCTATTGCTCTTCTATGGAATATTGAAAAACCCGTCGAAAAGCCAAAAACAAAATATGACGAATTTAGAGATATTTGCGATTCATTTGATACAGAAATGGAGAAATATATGAAAGAAAATTCCGCAAAAAACTCAGGAAAGGTAGAAGTTAATCCTATTCCTCAAGAGAATAAGTGTTAAAACGCTTGAAGCGCTTGAAGCGCTCTAAGCGCTCTAAGCGCTCCATATCTTCAATATAATCTATTAATTCAATTATTTTTTCAATTATAATATCCCATTTATTCTTTATTCGAATAGCAACACCCATTCTTCGGCCCCCTCTTATTATGGGGTTGTACTTATTTTCATTTTTTCATGACTCAGATCATGTATAGTATCCCATTTTTTATTGTTAGATAGTGAAAGATCGGCCCATGTTATAATTTTTGTTTTTATATTTATACTGATAAATCTCTCATTACAATGTCTAATCTTGAAACGGTCTAATTTAATAACGATGGTTTCTTCATCTTTCCATTTTATATATTCATAAAATTCTGGATCTAGAAATTCATAATAGTTAAAATCATCAGTCATCAATATAAATGATATATTACTATATTTAAATAGTGTCTTTCTATAAAAATAAGGGCGCGTTTTACCATCGTGAAGAACTGTAATACTTGGATTCTGATTTATTGTATTTTCTTTATGAACAATGACAACATCTTCTAAAATAATATATTCTTTATTACTGTCATTACTGTCAACGCTAATTCTTACAAATGAACGCACTTTTTCCCAAAAGAGAGTGATACACCACATTTATTTTCATTTATATTCATTTATTTTCTAAAAATCATTTTTTTTCTCATTTTTCCTGCTACCATACCATAGTACTATTACGAAAAGTACTAACTATAACAGCAACATCAAGATAAGTATCGTTATTGTAAGTGTATTTGATTGTTTAAGTTTATCAAAAAAATCGTGCGATATATAATTAATAAGTTTATCAAGAAATTTTAGCTTACGATTCGGTCCCACCAGCATTAATACCTTTGATATAGATGTTGGGACCTTTCTTGTGTATATTAGTAATACCTTTGATATAGACGGGGGGACCTTTGTTTTTCCAACGTGCATCGGCCTCCTCAGTGGGGGGCCGACCAGTTCTGTACTTTCTCGTTTTAATCTTACCAGTGCTGGTTCCTATAGGTGGCTTTGGCACCTGTACTATACCTAACGCTTGTGCCAACTCTATGCCTTTTCCCGTAACACCACTAATTATATCATCTAGATTAGGGGTATCCCTGTATTTATCTATAACATATTGTACTGCTTCAACACCACCTGCATTCTTAATTTCTTCTATAACATTATAAGTATTTCCTTCTAAATTTCCGTTTGCCAAATAATATAATACATCAATTCCCTCTAATTGAACCATCATATCATATTCATTATCATCCTTATTATTATTCATACCATTTATAATAGCATTAATACCTTTTTTTTTAATTATTTCGTTTAATATAGAACCATTTATATATCCAAGAGTCAATAGTATATTAAATCCTATATATTGTATACGATTATTTTTAAGATGTTTTTCCATGGCTGTCAATATAGTAGTAATACCATTATTCTTCTGTATTTCTTTCTTTGCAGATTCGTTGTTATTTGCAATTGCTATCAGCGAGTCCATTCCAGAGTACTGAATATTCTCATTGTTTTGAAAAGCCTTCATTGCTTTAAGTATAGATTTAATGCCACCCTCTTCCATTACTTTTTCCTGTTGGTTTAGTATGTCATTATCTAATTCTTCTTCTGACTTAGCGGAATTACCGGAATTAGAACTCATAGGTCCCAAAGCCACACAGCCATACTCTTGAATATTAGCATCACCAGGATGATTATTCATTGCGGCTATTACAGCTTTTATAGAATTTATATCAGCCCCAATATACGAAATAATGCCCAATGTCTTACATCCCTCGAATTGCATAAGGGTATCATCTTTGAAATTTTCCATAGCATGTAATATTGCTTCCCTGCCACCTAAATGTAATATTATATACGTTGTATAAGCATATTCCTCTGGTTCTGAAATAAACCATGCCATCCTATACAGTGCTCGGCAACCAGATTGCTGGACATTAACATTATTAATATGTTTTTTCATAGCAGTAATCACTACATATATACCACCGGCATCTACTACATTTTTCCGAATTTCAAAATCATTATCAGAGTTTATTATTAAATTGTTTAATTTATTGCAACCATCCACTTGAGCTTGTGCGTTATTTATAGACAAAACCATTTGTCCTACCGTATTTTCAATGATATTTTCGGGGGTATCCGGATCAGGAGGGCCAGGACCAACTCTATTGCCCTTAAATAAATTACTAACACGAGCACTAGCACTAGCACGAGCACGAGCACGAGCACGAGCACTAGCACTAGCACGATCACTAGATTTCGATAATTTAAGAGCACTAGCATTAGCACGATCAATAGTTCTCTTACTAATAAGAGCAATATCTGTTGTATTACTAAAACGGCCACTGCCGATTTTCATATCTAATATATTTTTAACCTTAGCAAAAGCATTTTTATTCTTACTGTCTTGTAATTCTGCAATGACTCTCTTGTAATTTGTTTTATTAGTATGCGCAAATTCTATTATTTCTTTTAAAATCAATTCTTTTTCTTTCGATTTACTTAAACGTAAATTATTAAATAATTCGTTGATATCCTTCTTCATTAATATTAATATATATAATATATTAAAAGATTTTTATTTCGTGTTTTTCTTTTATTTTTATTTAAAGAATATTGAGTTATCATTATTAAACCTATTATGGCAGCAGCAATACCTCCATCCACAAATGTTGAAAATACCCTAGAAATTAAAACTGTTCAAGCATCGACTTTTAAACAAGTCATAGATGCTCTGAAAGAAATACTTATGGATGTTAATCTTGAATTTGACGAAACTGGCATGAAAGTTGTAGCTCTCGATAATACTCATGTTGTTCTCGTTCATTTAAAATTAGAGGCCGATAGATTTGAGAAATATTATTGCGAAAAACGATTATATGTCGGCATTAATATGCTAAAACTCCATTTACTTATTAAAACTATTAGTAATAATGACGTTCTCACCATCTTTGTAGAAGGAAATGACCAAAATCATTTAGGTATTCAAATAGAAAATCCTGATAAAAATATGAAAACTGTCTATAAATTATCAATGTTAGATATTAATGTATTAAATATCAATATCCCTCCTGCAGATTTTCAAACAGTTATTACAATGCCTTCCGTTGACTTCCAAAAAATTATTCGCGATATGCACAATCTCGCAGATTTTATTGAAATTCGTAATGTAGGCAATCAAATCACTTTCAGTTGCAAAGGAGATTTCTGCAGTCAAGATACTATACTCGGAACCGAAAAGAACACCACAATTTCAATCACAAAAAACGCAGAAAATGAACACGAAATTATACAAGGTCTCTTTAGTCTAAAATATCTAAGTACTTTTACAAAATGCACGAATCTCAGTAATGTGGTTGAAATATATATTAAAAATACATATCCTCTCATATTATGCTATCAAGTCGCTAACCTTGGTATGATTAAACTATGTCTCGCGCAAAGTGAAAATGCGGCTTAAACGCCAAAAATAATTTATTTATATATTATGGGAATAGTATTTTACAATTTCCCGGTTCTGACAATAGCTCAGTTGGTAGAGCGTGAGACTGTAGTAGTTATTACTGCGTGCCATAATAGTGCGCACTCATCTAAGAGTTATCTCTTGGTCACCGGTTCGATTCCGGTTTGTCAGATAATGTCATTTTTATATCCGATAATCTCATTTCCTGAGAAATCATAGAGCACATTTGATTTTGTCATATCAATAATACCCAATGTATATGTATTGAATTTCTTCAAATCATCGATGACCCTTTGCGTTCCATAGAACTCATGCTGAATAACTGGTCCAGTGAAACCATGTCCCAGTGTACAACAGTCAATACCATTAATATTAATCATATGCTTTGAATCAAGAATGAAATTATATACAAGCCGATTTTTCAAAGTTCGACGGATCTTGCATTTATTCGGAAAAATCCATTCATTATTCATATAAATCGGATGCCATGGAGTAATTTCGAGATTATAATCAATTATTATTGTGTCACAATCGTGGAATACTATAACACACTCAATCTTTGCGCCATTCTCGAGAACATCTCCTTTCTTCAAATCTTTGATGTTCGCAAGTGTTTCATTTTGCAACATAACAGTGCCGTAGCCGCCAAAGCAGCCACCCTGTGCATTGTTATAAGATTCCCAGAACTGATTCTGCGAAACTGGCGGAGAATATGCGGCTGCTGCTGTCGCCGTAATTTTCAGTGATGGCTGAGGAATCTCAATAGTATTTGCAATTTTATCAATTATTTCACGAGTCTTTTTAATCTCCACAGATTCATACATCTTTGGACCAGGGTCCTTGAAATTCAAGCAATCGCGATTCGTATGTGCAGTAGTGAGAGACCTGATATAATGCAATCCCCATCGATTAATACTCTGCTGCGACTCGAAACCTGTAGCAATTTCTCCAGTCATATCTTCGATAATTGGATGTTCAGATATAATCTCATATGCTTGCGATACAGAATCGCGAAGAATCTCCTGACATTTTGTAATATTAATAGTAGCATATTTCAACATATCATTCATAGATTTGAGAATATTTGTTCGCACAATTTCTGAAACAACACTTTCATTGTTGTAAATAATAGACTTTGTAACAGGAATATCTACTATGCCGTTATCCATAGATTCATATTTAATTGAACTTATATTGGAGAAATCTGAAAAATCACACAAGAAAGTCTTATTCTGTCCATACTTGATAGTTCCAAGATAATTCGTTTTTCCATTTATAGATTGAACTGTAATATTCTTTCCAATGATATTCTTCTCATTTGCAAGAAGATTTACCCAGGAAGTAATCATCATACTTCCATCTGGAATAAAGATGAAAGAACCGCCATATTGTCCATCATTCGTGAGATCGACGAGCAGTTTGCTTTTAATATCATATCCAATGCCGATAGTATGAAGCCGGCAGGTATTCTTCATTTCAATACGATAATCCTTCAGGCTCTGTACTTCACCATTTGCAGGAGAATTCGAAGGTTCTCCATCAGTAATCATGACAACAGTGGCATCACCGAGTTCCTTAGAAGTCTTGTTTGCAGCATCCATGGCCGCCTTCAGTCCTTTCCAAAGTTCAGTGCATCCACGAGGCTCAATCTTGCTTACTGATGCCATCGCTTTCTTCTTTCCATCAGCATTCATTGCAGTCCTCGGCAAAACTGTTTCAATCAGCGAATCATATGTAATAATCTCGAGAGTATCGTCTGCACCAAGAGAATTCGCTACAATTGAAATACTATGTTTTGCCAAATCATTCTTGGAATAATACTTTGTGATTTCATCACCATTGGTGTTTGCTGCCGCATTCATTGAACCAGAACGGTCATACGAAATAATGATGTTTACACTTTTCTTGGGACCATCAGTAGGTGGAATAAGCGTCCCAACAATTTGATCATTAATATCAGATTTCTCGAACTTCAGCTGAATCGTAGAAGATGAAGTCATTGTATACCTTATGTGTATAATTACAAAAATACATTTTTTAAATTTCATTTTTTTATAAAAATCAATAAATTTTATTTTTGTTTACTTTACTTGTTTACTTTACTTGTTTACTTTACTTGTTTACTTTACTTGTTTACTTTAGTTTATTCAGCGTGTAATATGTGCCAGCGAATTCCCATTATATTATTCTTAAACCATACAAATTTTGCGCCTATTTGTAGCTGTTTTGTTATTATACCTGTATTTGAATGATGAATATCAATATCAGCCAGTCCTGTATAAACACCAAGTGTATTTTGATATCCATTTCGCCCTCGCATTTCGCTTCTCAATATATATGAAGGAAGTTTAACAGTTATCATACGTTCAATTGTATGAATTTTATCAATTATATTTAGATTTTCAAGTACAAGAATTACACGACGATGATTTATACGATTATTTAAAGGATTATATCTTTCAATAATTTTAAAAGTATCTTTAAAAACTATTGCTTTTGCCTCCCTATTCTTCTTAATAAAACTGAAATTCTCTGAAGTTAATCTATATATAGTACGTCCTACAGTATATTGTGCTATTTCATGCAACATAACATTCTCTTCAGAAATATCCCAATCATTATAATTATATTCACACTCAGCCTGTAGCTGTAATTGTTCAATATTTATTTGTTGGCCTAGATTGTCTAGGTTGTCTAGGTTGCCCACATTTCCATGGTTGTTGTTATTAATTATCCGTGTATTGGGTCTAGCATATAGACCATCAGAATCAAATAAATTATTGATATTCGCATTGGCATTGGTATTTGCATTATCATTAAAGAGAGTGTTAAAGAATGTTTCCATTTGAGATGCAACACCACTTTCTAAGTACTCTGCAAGTGGGCGAAATATAATCGGTTTTTTTGTAACTTTTACACGACATATAGGACATTTTATTTGACGTGAAATATTCTGTATTCCGCGAATACATCCTGAGCATAGATTGTGTCCACATTCAATGAGTGCATATACACCAACTTTATCTATACATACAGGGCATGTTATAGATTCCAGTAATTTTGACGAGGACTCCATTATTGATTTAATGATAAAATTAAGTTTCATTTTTTTACATTTTGCGATTCTTTTTCTTTCTACCTCCTTTCAATGGTTTCTCTCTTGCGCGATGCATAGATTCGGCTAATAAATTTAAATATCCTTTCGAACCCTTTATAGTACTTTTTTGTAATGCAGCAAGTATTGGGTCTTCCACATCTAGATGCGGTGGACTGGGTGGTTTTGGGGGCGAGATCGATGGAGGACGAACAGAAGCTGGACGACGACGAGCAGAAGCTGGACGAGGATTTGTCGGTGGGACAGGTATATGTGGTTGTTTAGAAGATTCAGGGTTTCCCCTACGTGATGCAGATGGACGAGCAGAAGCTGGACGAGGATTTGTCGGTGGGACAGGTATATGTGGTTGTTTAGAAGATTCAGGGTTTCCCCTATGTGATGCAGATGGACGAGCAGAAGCTGGACGAGGATTTGTCGGTGGGACAGGTATATGTGGTTGTTTAGGAGATTCAGGGTTTCTCCTATTTCTAGATAAATATTCTTCAGGTAATCGTGGCAGTCTCCGTGGAAATCTTGGTTTGTTTAACTCTGACATTGTTTATTATAATAATGAAATATTTTATCTATAAACAATGTACATCATTAAAATAAAAAATGCACCCGAATGTACAAGATTTCCCTTTAGAGTCATGCAACCATCTTCGCCGATGACTTCATTATTTTTATTAGTTATTAGAAAATATATATGATTCACAACACGATACGTTGCAGGATATGATAATATAAAAAACAAAATTGTTGAATATATTACAATTCTGAAGAAACGCCCTGCTTGTCTATCTACAGCTGCGGCTGCATCGGCGGTTCTATTTATTGATTGTGCAATTGCTGGAGGAGGTAACATTGGATTTCCTGGCATAAACTGTTGTAATTGTATAGAATCGCTTTGTTGTGGCAGTGGTATCATTATATTTTCTTTATATTTTTTATTGAATATAAATCTTATTCGGTTTTGTTAATTCTATTCCATTAAAATCACATGCCGCTGAAATTGTATATGCACCAAAATTATTCCATAATAACCAATCGTCTACATTTAATATTGGTAATAATATATTTTTAACTATAATATCTCCACCGTCACATGTATTTCCATAGATAGTACTTATTTTATGTGGCAATTTTTCATAATATTCATTATCTTTTTCGGGAGTAGAGCGAATAATTCGCGGTTCTACAATGTGTGTATGGTCATACATAATACAATTAAAAGACCCATATATGCTATCATTAATATAATATTCTCGCGCGCCATTTCTTTCGCGCATCCCAATAATTTTCACTAAAAATGTAGCTACATTTTCAGAAAAATATCTCCCCGGTTCGGCAATAAACTTAAATTCCTCCAGTTTTTTGTCAGGAAAATAAGTCTCAATTCCTTTATTTATAGCTATACTCATTCTATCAATATTATTTATAGTAAATCCACCACCTATATCTATTATAGAGAGATGAAAGTCATATTCTTTCATGTATCTCGCTAAATTATACAGTTTCCGCGCTTTTGCCAATGCATTTATATATGCATCAGGATTTGATGCACCAGAACCTATATGAAAACTAATACCAACGAGTTTTGCATTTAATTCGCGCGCTCTTTTTAATATTTCCTCCCAGTCTTCTTCATGACACCCATATTTATTACTTAAAATACACTGTGCAGATTCATCTGAAGCGTATATTCTCATTATTAAATTCATCTGAGGTGAGTATTTAACTATCTTTTCTAACTCTGCAATATTGTCAAATGTTGTTGTTTGAATGTTCCTTTTATTAACATGTAATAAATCGGTTTTTGTTTTGCAAGGATTTGCATAAATTATTCGACTTGAATCAATATTTAAAGATAATATTGTTTCTACTTCATTCGGTGAAGCACAATCAAAATAAGTGCCTAATTCTCCTAATTTTCTTATAATCTCTTTATCAGGATTACATTTTATAGCATAATATGGTTTAATTTCTGGTAACAGTTTTGTCCATATCGCAAATGATTTCGCAAGAGAACTCATATTATAAATATAAATACTCCTATCGGCATTTAGATATAATTCTAATGACTCATTATTTTGCTTTGTAATTTCTAGAGAAGAAGGTGTGAGGTTCATTTTTTGAAAATCGGACGCAATGAATGCGGCCAGCGTGATCGATGTAATAAAAATACCTTAGAAAAAATAAATATGCCAAAATGAATTTGCCAAATAAATATGCCAAAATGAATTTGCCAAAATAAAAGTATATAAAGATGTATACGCATATACTATTTAATTCAATGAATAGCATTGACAGTGTAAATCAGCAGGTACCTCTTACGCGCACATGCCCTGCACTCCCTGCGATTCCGACGATTCCTACATTAACATTACCTACAGCCGTAAGTACTACAGTACCGACGAGTTCATCAGAAACATATAATTCATTAGTATCTCGTCATGTAAATGGATACACAAATACTATTAATAAAATTAGTAGAATTATTACAATAGCTGAAGCAGAAAATGCAATTGCAATGGATTATTATAAAAATGAAGATATTGTATTAATAAATAATATTGATATATCAAATCCAAAAGAAATAACGAAAGAAATTGAATGTCTTCTTGTTGAAAATAATATGGCTTTTCCAGTATGTCCACAAATTGACACACGTCCTCTCTTAAAAATAAAAGAAAGAACCATTAAAAAAATGCACAGAACTCGCATCGAAAAGATAGCTACATTTTTACATAAAGGTTTATGGACGCCCGGTTCGCTTGCCGCTTGAAGGCGGTTCGCTTGCCGCTTGAAGGCGGGTTCTCACTTGCCGCATCGTAAGTCATGCAATGTCGTCTTATATGATATCGCTTGTTGGTCATTTACACCAAGGTATAAATCTACAGTATTTTTGTCAGGATGTATTGTAAACCCACTGCAATACTCTATTCCCCAATTTGCTATCCAGAATGGACTCGAAAGAAATGTAACTATCCCGCGTTTCGCATCAAATTCCATATATAAATGTAAATATGAAAGACGCGTTACGAGACTCGTCTGGTCATTGAAAATAATGTCGTGTATAATGACACCGAAAGTATTTCCATGAAGATGGATAGCTGCTGTAGAGCCACGTAAGCCTTCGATGCTTATTCCTTGTCCACAAATAAGTGGCATGCATTTTGTAGCTACAAATTTAGAAAACTTTTTTGTTTTTTCGTCAATACCTTCTGTAATTTCATAAATAGTTTTAAGATATATATCTAACATATATAATTTATCTTCAAAAACATAGAGAGACATATTCTTTACTGGCAGACTTCCAATATCAACATTGGAAATTTTCTCAATTTTAGAAGTATTTTTATTAAAATATCCAATAACTAAAGCACTTGTCATATCATCACTACAATGTGTACATGTTCCAGCAAACCATAATGTATTCTTATACCATGTTATGCGTAAATCCTCGATTCCTTTGTATAAATTCACATTCGGTTTTAAGTCTCCCCACGGACTATCAATATGATATGTTTCCTTTTTTTCTAAATTATATAAAATAGCTGAATTCTGTTCGTCATTCTTATTATGTTTAATAGTTCTTAAATATAATATTGGAGGCGCTATACTGGGATTTAATACCACAGTGTTCTCTGGCAAACTCTTTGCATCAAGTATATTTCCTGCATTCCCAGGAAGATGTCTAATAGATAGATTGAGTGACGGCATAGCTACATTTGTAATGTTGAAAATCTTTATATAGAAATTATAATAAAAAAAAATTATGTAAAATTAAAAATTAAAATTAAAAATTAAAATATGTAAAGTTAAAAATGAAAATGGTTATATATGATTTCACTAGACAATCTCTACAATCTCTACAATCTCTACAATCTCTACAAACTGGAATATAATTTTCCAAGTGGAGTGAGCGGAGGCATCACTGTAGGAAAGTGTTCATAAGAATTAAATAATGCTGATTGACCCATATAATCGGGATTAGCAGTGCTTATAATACTTGAAGATGCATCGGTTGGACATCCACCTGATACAGGACAGTATTGATTTGTTGTATTTGTTATTGATGCCGGAACTGTACTAAATGTATTTGGTACAAGTAAATATCTTTCTTTCCATGAATATCTTTGTATATATGGTTGGGAATTCATCCAATTTACCGTTTGTTCCATAAATAATGCCGTTGTATTCGTAGGAATGCTATACGGATTTGTTGCTGTTCCTGCTGTTGCATCCGTTGGGTACGACCAGTCATAACCAGCTGTATGAGCAGTTGCAGGACTACAACATGTTGCTGTCCAATCCGCACAAGAATATTCTGTTATCCATATCGGTAAGTTATATTTTGCATTTACGCTTGCTAAATACCCTGTAAGAGTTGTTGCATTTGGTTTACCATACCAATGTATACATATAAAATCTGGGAATGGTCCTCTCTTTGTATATTTACTTGGATTTGTTTTGTAATCAATCGCTACTTGAATTAAGAAATTATCTAACCAAATGAGCGGATTTAAATTTACATTATTTGGTGTTGTTGTACTATTACTTATATTTACAATATATGTACCTGGCGCTGTTCCTGCAGGAAATTGTGCCGTTAATTGTGCAGAAGTAAGTTGCGGTAAATTATTTTTATTTGTTCCAACACCAGGAGCCTCGCCATCTCCTGCAACGGTATCCCCATACATAACAGGACTTCCAATAAGTGGAGGAGTTGTATATGTAGAAACCGTAGCATTAATAATATTTGGCCAAAAAGATACTCCATCGCCAACTAACATATTACCTTGCGCAGATGGATGTATACCATCAGGTTCATTATATGTTAAAATAATATTTTCAGTCGTAGCTTGAGTGAGATTTATTAATGAAGCCACAACGGCCTGTGCAGCAGCAATAGTACCTGCGGTAGCACCAGGAATTGATATTTTTAATAAATTCCAAATCATAGGCGTAAATTTAATACCCGGTGGTTGACCTATAAGTGATGGAGGAGCCGCACCCCACGTATAATACCATGATGCATTTAAATTTGTAATTTTAACTCCTGCAGTCGGATCCCCGGTTCCTGCTACAAAACCTTTTTTTGAATTCGCTGTATTCTTAGAAACTGGGGGCACAGCACTTGTCGCAGAAACTATAGCTGTATCAGCGGCTACAGTTGCTGGAGATTCGTCGAGTATTGCTGATTGAGGTACAACTTCATGAGCAGCGGCTTGTGCAGCACTAGCACCACCAGCAGCACCAGCACCACCGGCAGCACCACCAGCAGCGGCACCAGCACCTGGTGCCGCCATAGTAATTACGTTACTAGTATTACTTAATGTAGGAGAACTTAAACTCGTTGTTGTTATTGCCGTAGCTAAAGGTGCAAATGTTGTAGTTGGACTCTGGAGAGCTGTAATAAGATTATTATATGAAGTTATAACCGAAGGATTTGTTGTTGCTGTTAATTTATTTGGTGATATAGACACAATTGTGGTTGCAATAATACTTCCAGATGTTAAAGTTACTGTCACTGAACTAACAGGTACTCCAGTTATTCCAGCAATAAGTGCTGTATATTGAGTAATAAAAGTAGATTGATTAATTGCACTTAGTGTTCCAGATGGAAAAGTTACTGTAAAATTATAATTAATAACTGCATTGGGACCTATTCCGGATGTATACGTCACTTGTGGAGTTACTGCCGCTCCGCCAGCAGAGCCAGCGGACGGATTACTTGGCAATAATGTTGCAAATGTTGTTGTTGGAACCTGCAAAGCAGTATATAAATTATTAAAATCACTCACTTGACTGGCATTTGGATCTGTAATAGTTGTTGTAACAGTTACTCCAGTATTATTTGGTGCAGGTCCTACAACTGGTGCAGATGTAACTAAAGCACTTGTAGGAACACCTGTTATATTAGCAATCAAAGTGTTATAGTTACTAACAAAATTTGGGTCTAAAGTAGCTAAAGTAAGTGAAGGAAATGTAACACTGAAAGTACATGATATCTGACTACTTGCTTGTGCTTGAGTCGATGGGTTAGATGTTGCACCGCCACTGCTGCTACTGCCACCACTGCCACCATATTGAACATTATAATTCGCGACTTGTGGTACAGGATTACTCAAGTATTCTCCGTTTAAACCAATATTTGCATATTGCGGTGTATTTGCTAATACCTGTTGCGTTTGTTTCTTATTCTTCTTATAATATATATAAATAACTGCGGAAATTATACCAACTATGATAACGATTGCTAATATTAATAACGCTATTTCTAATCCACTTGGGCCTGGTATCACTTCTTGAGCCGTTGCCATTCCGCTACTGCCGCTGCCTTCCTCCATTATATTATATATAGTATATTAATTATTACAATTACAATTATCCATGTCATTATCCATATCCATAAGAGGATATGTACATGTACTACCTCTTTCTACATAATATCTATCATATACTTCTACAGGATTGTGTGATTTTACCTGTAAATTATTATTTAAATTATTATTCTGATATAGTGGCGCATTTGTTATATTCCTATTTTGATATATAATATCTTGGTCAGTCAAAACAATACCATCATTGTTAGTTACTGGTATGTCTACATCTTTTACATAATTGAAAGTGTTTGGTATAGATGGATTCGCATTCACATTAGAATTCGTATTACTCGTATTTCCAGTAAAATTGCCAATTATAGGTTGTATAACAACGTTTGGATTATTTAAAGGATCTGTTATTTGATTTACAATTGGTTGTCCATCCTGGATTATTGCTTGAGTATCCAGATTTTTATCTGATTTATAAAGGCAATATATCAGATATGCACATAGTAACATAAGTAAAATACATGTTAAAATAACAAATAAAGGTATCCAATTTATTTCACTCGTCGTTTTATTAATTATTTCCGTATTTTCAATTGTATTTATTATAGGTTTTAAAACCTCTGGCGTAGGTGGCTCAAATATCATATTTTTGGTTGTAGTGGTTATTGTTTTCTGAATTGTATTCGTTGTTCCATTATTTTGAAATAATTTATATTCAGATGGATTCGTATACAAACCAAATAATAAACATAGAAATAATATGACCAACGATATTATTACAAGTGTATTTCGGGTTCTTGATTGAGTATCATGAATATAAAAACCACTTTGATCCATTCTATTTATATTCTATTATATATAGTGTTGAAAAAGATAAAATAACTATACTCATTTCTATATATTACTAATTATATATTACTCATTTATATATTACTCATTATATAGAGATAGATATATGAATAAACGATTGCTTTTTGTTTTTATAATTATTATTGTAGATTTTATATATGTCTATAATTCACAAAATGTATACAATAAAACATTTGACCAAATAAATTCCAAATCCGAAAATATTAATACAAATAGAAAAATAATTGGTGCATTATCTGCATATACCTTTATGGCAATTGGATGGTACTTTCTTATAGGCACTAAAATAGAAAGTCTTCTCGGCCCTAGCGGCTCTAGCGGCAATAGCAAAAAACAAATAAGTAATGTTATCGCAATAGGTGCTTGGTGCGGATTTTTATACGCAGCACTTGTATATGGAGTTTACAATTTTACAATGTACGCATCTGTAGAAAAATGGTCTGGATATATTATGATGCGAGATATAACATGGGGTTTTACTTCATCAATCTTAATGTCAATTATATATGCATTATGGTATACACATTAAATATATACTTACGCACTACGCACTACGCACTTACACACTATTTCTTCGTTGCCACTGCGCGTTTCTTAGAACCCGATGAGGCATGTGCGCTTGATGCGCCTGGTGTGCCTGATTTCTTGTCATTCGTGTAAAGTGCATCTGTTTCTTGTTTGAAGATATTCCAGGCATTTTCGACTTCTTTTAATTCATCAAGCCATATAGAAGATATCGTCTTTGCCTCCAATTCTTCTATTTTCATTTTTATGTTATTCTCTTGTTTCTCAAGTGCTGTCTTCTTTTCTACCGTAAGTGTTTTCAAAGACATATCAGTCAAATAATCATAACTTGGTATCGCCTTCTGAATAATTATTTGTTCACCAATAACTATTTCGCCGCTACCGCTATCATGGCCTCCACCACCGCCGCCTCCACCACCATCGCCTCCACCGTCACCACCGCCTCCTTCACCGTCTTCGCCAGTATCTTTCTCATCAATTGCCGTCGGATAATTAAGTGATTTCAATTGCTCTTCAACTTGTGCTATCTTCTTTCCAACAAGAATAATTATACCTTCAATATATTGCTTAATAAATCGCACTTTCGCAGAAATGATTACATAGTTCTTACGCATTGTTTTCAATTGGTCTTCCTTACGCTCATAATACTTTAATATGCGTACCTTCGCGAAATCAATGAAGATTTCTGTCGTATTCGCATATTTCTTTATAGCACCCTTCTCACTATACAAATGTATATTATTGATATTCATATTTTTTGTACTTACCAGTTTAAATTCTGTGTCAAAGTTCATCTCAATTCCTGGACGGACACCAGGATATAATTTCAATGTAAATCTCACATTCGTATCAGTATAATGACTCTCGAAATCTTTTAGAACAGGATTATTGTTAACAACGCATTGTGTCAGGAAATCTTTATAATCATCGGTCCATGTTCCAATAGGTAATTCTGTAATTTCTACAGTATCATCCTTTACCCATTTATAAACACCTTGACTCTCGAAAGCAGCCTCCGCTGATGTCACTGACTCTTCACTTGCCACTGATTCTGTATCGTCATTTTCTGTAGCCCCAGATTTCTTAGGCCGCTTCGGTTTCCTCTCTTTCTTCACAATTTTCCCTGTAAATCCGAGATACCATGGAGTCAATTCGGGAATTCGCGTTTTATTTATAGCCTGATATGCTTCTTTCATAGATTCTTTTGTTTCTAATTTTATACTATCAAGGTTATTTGCAATTTTACGGCAAATGTCAATTACATCCGTGGGATTATAACACGGCAAATTTGTAGAGAAACCTGTAGCTATTCCTACAGCACCATTTATAAGAACCATCGGAATGACACCAATGTAATATTTCGGCTCTATCTTTTCACCATCATCGTAATTATATTCAAGTACCTTGAAATCCTCCACTCGGAAAATAACTTGAGATAATTCACTCAATTTCGTGAAAATATAACGTGGAGCAGAATGATCCGCACCGCCCTTCAAACGTGTACCAAACTGACCCTTCGGTACAAACAGATTTATATTATTTGAACATACGTAATTCTGTGCCATTCCAATAATCGCTTGCATCAGTGACGTCTCCCCATGATGATACGCCGATTTCTCTGCAGTATACGCACCAAATTGGGCAACCTTCATCTCCTTGTTAAATAGTTTACGCTTGAATCCTGCAAATAGAATCTTACGCGTAGACTCTTTTAGACCATCACATACATGCGGTATAGAACGCTCAATATCACGATTACTATAATGAATGAGGTCTTTATTCACGAAATCCTCATATGTAATATCTTTCTCTGTATAATCGAGAACATTTGATGGATCATATTTAATCAACCAACGTTTGCGATCATCTGGACGTTTCTTATTAAAAGCTAAATCAATGCTTTCATCAGATTCTTTGCCAGTATATTTATACACAGTTTTCTTCATTTCCCTGAAATATTCTTTTGCCTCCGCAGAAGTTGATGTACCAAGTCCCTTGTAATATTTGAAAGACCACCCCTTCAATCCATCTGCCTTCTTCTTCTGTTTCTCAATCCAAACCTGGGCATCATTCATATTATAGAAACTCATAACATTCTCACCATTTGTAGCTTTCATAATAGGAGTAAGCATTGAAATTAGAAATCCCTCCATTTTATATAACGATGGCCACAATGTCTGAAATACATTCATAATTAAGCCTTTGATATGACTTCCATCTGTATCTTGATCACACATCATCATAATATGACCATATCGCAGTTCTGAAACATCTGTATAAACCTTGCCGTTTTGCAATCCTACGATTTTCTTAATATCCGTGATTTCTTTGTTTTCCGCAATTTTCGTTGCAGTTGCGTCTTTTACATTCATCACCTTTCCACGAAGCGGGAAAACTCCATATGTTCCACGACCTACAACCGAAAGTCCCGAAATCGCCAAAGCCTTCGCCGAATCTCCCTCTGTTAGAATCAGAGTACAATTTGAACTGTTCTTTGTACCAGCATCATTTGCATCATCTAATTTATCAACAGTAATACGAGATGTCTTCTTACCATCTGTCTTTGATGCCTTTTTATCTTGATGAAAATCGGTAAGACTTACCGCCTTCTCCATAATACCACTCTTGTAAAGTGCCGTCATGAATTTCTTATCAAGTTCACATTTAGACCCGAATTTACTCACAGGAGTCGTAAGAGCCTCCTTTGTCTGAGTATCAAACGCCGGATTTACTATAAGACATTTTACAAATACAAAGAGATTATCGACAATATGCTGCTGTTTCACTGTCTTCTTTTTACTTTCCGACATCTCAGCTAATGCCTTTGAAATCTGATTTTTTATATAATCAACGTGTTTTCCACCTCTCACAGTATTAATGCCATTTACGAAAGATACTTGCTCAAATTGCGCAGAAGCACTAGGAGCCGCAATAACTTCCCATCTTTCTCCACATGCCTCGTAAACACGCGCGGTTTCTTTCTTATCTCCAAGATATAAATCGGCATATTTCTCAAAACTTTTAATTTCTAACTTTGTTCCGTTGAAATATACAGAAACACTCGGATCACTCGTTGCGCAAGCATCCAGAGCACGCTTATAGAAAAGATTGTAGATATCGTCACTCATAGAATCAAGACCGAATCTCTTGTAATCGGGAAGAAATCGGATTCTTGTATAAGGAACCTTTGAGTATGCTTTTACCGATGGTTTTCCTACAGTTTTCATATTATCTTTCCATGTTTGGGTATATATTTTCTTTCGACGATGATCAACAGTCTCCACTGTAAATTCAAGGCTGAAAATATTAGTCAACTTTGAACCATACCCATTTACACCCCCTACCAGTTTCTCAACATCTTTATCAGTGTAATTTGTCGACGTCAGTAATTCGCCAAATATCATTTGAGGAATATAAATACCACCCTGGTCTGGAAGAACATCTATATCTATTCCATCACCGTCATTCTCGATTTCTATAATACCACTTTTCTTATCAATAGTAAATTTTATAGTCTTTACATGTCGAATGTTCTCCAATTCTTTCTTTGCCTCTTCCTGCTTGAGCCGAGTAATCTGGTCAAGAGCATTTACAACAATTTCATCATATATCTTATATAATCCTGGAACATATGTAATATTTTGTATCGAAAATTTCTTTGTTTCATCACTATATACATAAGTATCTAATGTGGTATTTTCAATAGACCCAATATATGTCCCCGGAATCTCATAAATATGATCACGTAATTGATGTTTCTTATATTTCTTTTCCATTGTATACACAAGGAGACGTTGGACTTAGTTTGGACTTAGTAAAGAAGTATATTAATAGTTAATAATAAGAATACCTTTATACCATTTTCATTTTTTATTGTTTTATAAAAGAATAAACAAAAATTATCTATTCCAAAATATAGCTATCTTTGTATATTTTTATTTTCGCATTTTGTTTTTCGAGATTGAAAGGATTCTTCAAATTAAAATTATAATTATAATTTTAATTTATCATATTGCAGTAGACTGGTCCTGTACCGACATTATTAGATAATGGCATAAAGTTAAATTCCATAAGTTTTTCCATTTTTACAGAGGCTTTATTAGCTTTCGCAAGAACAGTTTCTGCTGCAGTCAATTTCCGCGGAATCTTCTTAGTTGTATTTGTATTCGCGTTTGTATTGTTTTCAATAATTATATTATATACTGGATATACATATCGTCCATCGCGTTTCGCAATTTCTTCTATTAGAATTGCTTTACCAATGTATAGATAATCTTGCGTTTTATCCCACGGTCCAAGTATTTCTGTATTCCATCTTTTTTAGATCCTTTCTTTACAAAGATATGTTTTTCCATAGAATTATTTAGCATATCTTTATCATATGATGGTGATATCATTTGACCTTTCCAAGATAATTTAATAGTTCCATTCTCATTTTTAGATAATTGGTCCTTAAAAGCAGAATCTGAACGAAAAGTAAGTGTGAGGACTTTTGTTCCTGATTGTTTATTTTTTGTTTCTTCATTTTGTAGCTGTTTTTGAAGTTTCTTTCTTATAATTTCAAGCGCTGAAATTTCTCTCAAAACTTTCTCTAACTCATCCTTTGTATTCTTTACTGATCCTGATGCAAGTGACACCATTTTATATAATTTATGTAATTTATGTAATCTATGTAATCTATGTAATTAAAATCAATAAAAATAAATCATTTTTTTGAAATTTCTAATTCTTCTGAAGGTCTTTCTGTAATTCTTCTCAGTTTTTCAGATACATTTGAAAATAGTAAATTCATTCTCATTAGATTAATGTCAACATCAGTTATATTAATCCATTCATTGCTTCGTCTTTTTCTTATATTATTTTCTTCTGGTGCAGCCGGTGATGTCACTGGTAAATACCATGGATGTGTATTATCTAATGGATATGATAATGATCGACGTATCTTATTTTCCATATCTTATTTTTTATTTATGAAAAATATTTTTATATACTTTCATTTTTTTGTTTTTATCTTTGTTTTTAGTTTTAGTTTTGCGTGTTCTCGCTTTTTCTTGCGCGTTTTTCTTAGTTTTTAGGGTGTGTGTGTTGGTGTTGGTGATATTTTGGCTTTACACGTATTCCGAGAATCTGCAAAGCAGTCCATACTTCTGTAGCTACTTTTTCTACACTTTTCCCTTCAATATCTATGCATATTATCGGAAGACGATTTGCCGATGCCATCATATATGCCTTTTCATGTAATTCGTGAAGTTGCTGCAAATAATCAATAGATATGCCATCCTCGCATTTTCTCCCTCGAGTTTTAATACGTTCTGCGCATTTATCCGGATCTGAACGTAAATAAATATATCCGCGCGGATTCCACATATTCATAGATTTATCATACATTTCATCGAGAATACCTCGCTCACTTTCTGTTAACGTATTATTAACAGCAGATGCCTCTACAAATACATATTTCTGAAAAAGCGGAGATCTTTCAATAATAATATTTACGTGTTTTTTAGGCTGAATCCAACATCTATCCAACCAAACACGTGTTTGAAATTCAAATGTACCTGTATTTTCTTCATACATTCTTTTCAAATATGGTACCCATTTTTCAACAGGTTCCACATCAATAGGAATACCATGGTTTTTGTGGAGATATTCAAGAATAGTACTTTTTCCGGAACCAATTAATCCATCAATAGTAAATACGAAACCATCGAAATTCGAATTTTGTATTGATGATGACATAAAAATATATATTTAGTCCTTACTGTATCCTAAAGTATATTAACAAATCAATTTTTTAAGTATTTTTATTTTTAAAATTTTTATCAATCATCGATAACTCATCCAGAATCCACAATCCATACTCCAGAATCAAGAATCCAGAATCTCTAATTAAATACTGCATACTTTTTACTTTCAAATAATTTCTCTAATTTCTTACTTGTAATGGGCTGTTTCTTCTTTAAAGTTTTTACTAGATAATGTAAATTATCATTTATAATAGTCATTACATCATTTAGTTTTTCTTTATAATTTAATTTGTTCTTCATTAAAATACCTTTTACACGGTTTTTCATATTTTCATCATATAAAACTGGAAAACCACCAGTGGTTGCGCCGCCACCGCTTTGCGGCCCCAAAGAAGGTCTCTGTATTCCATTATCGAAATCTATTGTACCAGTTATAGTACCGGTATTTTCATTGGCATATGTATATGTTGAATTGGTATACCCATAATAATCGGATGGCATAGACCCACCCTTCTTCATTTTTGATCCTGTTCTATCGCATTGTTTGTCAATATATTTCTTAACTTCACTTATAATTTTATCATTTATCTTATTATCATTTATCAAAGCAAGTACAGATACGATAGATGCTATATTAAAACATAAAGCATCGAAGTGTATAGTCAGTGTATCTAATTTATCATTTTCGTTAAATGCAATTTTATTATTTCTTAAAAATGTAGTCATGTTGAGTTCTATAGTTAATTTGTGAAATTTTTATATCCAAATTTATTTAGAAAGATATTATAGTTTAAGCACTATGAGCCATTTATCTCAAAATTTTGCGACATTAGATACAGCAGGATATGTAGGCATATTAAATAACGGAAGTCAATTAAATGGTCGCGTAGATATTATATCACCTTCGCCAAAACTCGATATAGAAAGCTATAAGACCAAGCAAACTGATAATACATATTATTCAAAAGAAGCTATACAAGGACAAATTACATCAAATAACTTAACAGAAATATTCTTTTCCACACAAAATATTAATGCATTACAAGAAGCTATTCGTTACAGAGTATACATTGAATCAAATAGAAAGTATACTATTGGAAGACAGAGTGATCAAGAATTAAAGATTATAATGCGTTCTATTTATTTACAATATTCCCAAAACTTAGACACAGATTGCATCGGTCAAACACGTGCATTAAATCAGAGAGTTCTTGATAGTGCGGTTCCAGAAGTTTTAAGTAATCTGTATCAATACGAAACATATCGCAAGGATGCAAGTACATTACCGATGCCTTTAGATAGAGCACCTTTATTAAGTACAAGAGGTACCAAAACATTAGAATTAAAAAATTTTATGTGAAAGTTTTCTTAGTGTAAAACAGAGAGATAGAGATGTCAAGCCAAAGTATGGCAGATCAAGTTGCCAGCGTCAAAGCATCGTATCCGACATTAACTATAACAGATACTACTGCTAAACAGTATATTAAAAGCAGAGGCAAATGGTTCAAATCATCGATTGCAGTATGCTGTGTATACGGTACTTTCGCATTATTCTTATTATTGCTTGCCATATTCAGTGAACAAGGTAAAATGGTATTATCCGGGTATTTAATGCCTTTTACAACAACATTAATCGGAGGAATGTTATTTATAGTATTATTATTAGTCATACAAATATCTACATTTAAACCATCAATAACAAATGCAAATGTATATGATGGAGATATATGCCCAGATTTCTGGAAATTAGAAAAAGTACCAGAAAGTGATTTAACAGCCGCGAATGGAGTAAATCAGGAAAATAATTATTTAATGCAATATCGCTGTAAACCAGACCAACATATCTTTGCACTCGACGCTACCAAAGGAGGATCGGCGAATGTTTATGGACAAACTATAAATTCCGGAAACACTTTTGGTAAGGGTAGATATACAAAATCTTTAGGTTCGACATTGACACCCGCTAATTCTCCCGTAACCTCATTTCTTTATCAAACATTTGCTCCTTTAAATGGAAAGGGTACTGCCGCTACTGCCACTACTTCGGGAAATACTACAACTATAACTGGCGGCACATTAAATTGCGATGTAGTATATCCAAATTTACTTGCTTCTGAAGATAAAATCAATTTCCCAAATGCTCCAAATGCATTAAGATGTGCTTATGCACAACAATGCGGTATTCCATGGACCGGTGTATGCCCTAACCCGCCAATCACAGCCGCCGGATCACCACTCCCTTAAAAAATGAATTTAAGAATTAGTTTATTTTTATCTTATAAGCACAAGCAAAATTCAAATGCGTGTTCTAAAGCGTGATAATACATATGAAGATGTTTCTCTCTATAAAGTTCAAAAAAGAATTGATTCTCTGTGCCAAGGTCTAAATGTTGCTGCAATTGAAATCGCCCAGAAAGTATGCTCTCGCATTCATGATGGTGTAAAAACAAGTACACTTGATGATGAAGCTGCACGTCTCTGCGCACAACTGATTACTAAACATCCTGATTATGGAATTGTGGCTGCACGAATTGCCATCAGTAATCATCAGAAAAAGACTTCTCCGTCATTCAGTGAAACCATTAATTTACTATACAATGTCACCGACGTACATGGAAAGCATAATCCCCTTGTATCTGATGAAGTATGGAATATTGTACAAACTCATAAAGATAAATTGAATTCTATAATAAATTATGAGCGTGATTATAATTATGATTATTTCGGATTTAAGACACTTGAACGCTCTTATTTGCTGAAAGTGAATGGTAAATTCGTTGAAAGACCGCAACATATGATAATGCGTGTTGCTCTTGGAATTCATGGATGGGACCTCAAAGAAGCTATTGAAACATATGAACTTATGAGTACCCGTTATTTTACACATGCTACACCTACTTTATTTAATGCAGGAACACCACGATCCCAGTTGGCTTCTTGTTTTTTAATAGCGATGGAAGATTCTATTACCGGAATGTATAAGACACTTGCTGATTGCGCACAAATCAGTAAATATGCCGGAGGTATTGGTGTGCATATTCACGATATTCGTGCAACTGATAGTTATATTCGTGGTACAAATGGACAAAGTACTGGAATAGTGCCCATGCTACGTGTGTATAATGATGCTGGTCGGCATGTAAACCAATGTTTTAAAGGCGATACTATTGTATACACTAATAATGGTCCAAAACATATGGAGAACGTAGTAATTAATGACGAAATTATAACTATTGATGGAACTTTTAAACCAGTGTTAGGTATATCAGTTAATAATATAAATGAGAATATATTAAAAATATCTTGTAAATGGACAAAAAGTACAGGAGTTTATGTTACAAAACAACATCAAATATATACAATTGATGATAATGATAATATTATAGAAAAATCAGCTGAGGATCTTAGATGCTATGATTATGTTGGATTTCCATTTGTATATGGAGATACATCCAATGTTAAAATTATATATAGTAGCGAGCACAAATGTACTATTTATTGGGTAAAGATATCATCTATTGAAGAAGTTAAATATGAAGGTAAGGTATATGATTTTAATATGAAAGATAACCATAATTACTTGACAGATATGGGAATCGTTCATAATTCTGGTAAGCGTAATGGCAGTATTGCTGTGTATCTTGAACCATGGCACGCTGATATTGAAAAATTCCTTGATTTGCGTAAAAATAGTGGAAATCATGAAGAACGGTGTCACGACCTGTTTACTGCTATGTGGATTCCCGATCTTTTTATGAAACGTGTAGATGCTAATGCTGATTGGTCTCTTATGTGCCCAGATGAGTGTCAAGGATTAACTACTGCGTATGGTGATGACTTTGAAAAATTATATGAAAAATATGAGACAGAAGGAAAATACAGGAAGAAAGTAAAGGCTCAGACGCTTTTCTATTCCATTATGAGGTCTCAAATTGAAACAGGAACACCGTATATGTTGTATAAAGATGCTGTCAATAAAAAGAGTAATCAGAGTAATTTGGGAACCATTAAGTCTAGCAATTTGTGCGTTGCATCTGAAACAATGATAATAACTGATAATGGATATAAAAATATTAAAGAAGTTTCAGAAGTAAATAATGGTATTACAAAAGTATGGAATGGTACGGAATTTAGCGAAGTAACTGTAATAAAAACTGGAGAAATGCAAAAATTATTAACTGTTAACTTCAGTAACGGATTATCAATAAGATGTACACCGTATCATAAATTTCATATTGTTGACACTTCTGATTCTTTATCGAAAGTTAAAGTAATAGACGCTAAAGATCTTAAAATAGATGATACAATTATTGATTATAAAATTCCGAAAATAAATAGTAAAGAATACGATTTTTATACAAATATTAAAATTAAAAGTGTTGAAGATAATAATGAATATGATGATACATATTGTTTTAATGAACCACTGAGACATACAGGTATATTTAATGGAATTATAACAGGTAATTGCACAGAAATAACCCTGTATTCTGATAAAGATGAGACTGCTGTGTGTAATCTCGCAAGTATTGGATTGCCTACTTTCGTTAAATATTCTGATGATAGCGTACCATATTTCGATTTCAAAGAATTGCATCGTGTTACTCAGGTTATTACACGTAATCTCAATAAAGTAATTGACCGCACATTCTATCCTATTCCTGAAACCAGAACGAGTAATTTGCGTCATAGGCCTCTTGGCATTGGTGTTCAAGGTCTTGCGAATACATATGTACTTATGCGTATGCCTTTCGAGAGTCCTGATGCTTCCACTTTGAATCGGAAAATATTCGCTACAATATATCACGCTGCATTAACTGCATCTGTAGCTATATCGAGAAGACGGTATGAATATCGCGAGGAACTAAATAATTCAACCGTAGTAGCTACAAATGAGCGAAAAGAATATTTGATAAAATATCTTAATATGATTCCTGAGGAAGAGGCACTCAAAGGTCAATACAGTGGTGCCTACAGTAGTTTCATTGGGTCTCCTGCATCTCAAGGAAAATTGCAATATGATCTATGGGATGTAAAAGAACCAGAAACGGTTGATGGATTCCTCGATTGGGTATCTTTGAAAGAGGAGATAGCGCAGTATGGATTGCGTAATAGTACACTTCTTGCACCGATGCCTACAGCTACGACGAGTCAAATTCTCGGATTTAATGAATCTTTCGAGGCGTTTACAAGTAATATATATCAGAGACAAACGCTTGCAGGAGAATTTACGATTATTAATAAACATCTCATTCAGGATTTATTGAATTTGGGTATGTGGAATAATGAGATGAAAGATAAAATACTTTCTGGAAGTGGAAGTGTGCAAAATATTAAAGATATACCAGAAAACGTGCGACTTCTCTATAAAACAGTATGGGAAATTAAGCAAAAGATAGTCATTGACCAATCTGCTGATCGTGCACCATATATTTGCCAAACACAGAGTCTAAATATACATTTGGAGGACCCTGATTTTGCAAAAATGACAAATGTTCATTTCTATGGATGGAAGAAAGGACTGAAAACAGGAATGTATTATTTACGTTCTCGCAACAAAGCGAAAATCACAGCATTTACACTTGAAAATAATAAATATGCACTTGGAGGAACATCCGCGGCATCAAGTAGTAATATAAACACTATGATAAGCAGCGTAAGCGGCGTAAGCGGCCAGCCTTCAGAAGAAGAGGTACTCGCGTGTAGACGTGATAACCCTGAAGGTTGCGTTATGTGTTCTGGATAAATAATATAATTAAATTTAGAGGTATTCTAAATATGAATATAAATAAAAATAAGAATATAAATATAAATAAAAATAAAAATAAGAATATAAATAAGACGAAAACCAACAACGTTAAAAGGGGTCTGGAAAGGGGTCTGGAAAGGGGTCTGAAAAGGGGTCTGAAAAGAGACCGTGAAAGGGTTCTTGAGTTATATGCAGCATTATCTATGTTACCAGGATTATTTTTGAGTTTGTATACTGGTTTATATTCCAATCATTGGCAAATTAAAATCGCTGGATATCTATATTGCATACCATGTATTACTGCAATGCTCTATCATTATAATAAATATAATTTTTCTCTAAAATATTGTCCAAAATGGCTTAGAATAGATATTACAGCACAACAGATAGGCGTATATATCCCATTTCTTTTGACACCCAATGCAATCCCTGGTATAATTACTGCATCACCATTTATTTTGTTATCATGGCTATGTGACCCCGGGATTATAAAAGAATCCTATTTATTAGGATGGGTGCATATAGCTACAATTATAATAATGGGATTATTTATAACACCTAAATCGGGTCTTTTTGGTATTGCGAGTTTATTAGCATTTCACGCTCCTACACAATATTATAAATCTCTATGGCATATTACGGGTTCTTGTGGTATGTTTTATGCATGGAACGAATGGGAACGCAAATTACACGAATTACACGAATTACACAATGTAAATGCTTTTATTCTGTAATTTATATATTGAGTAATTGATTTATATTTCTCAATGTAAATAATCTTATTTAATTATAAAGTATAATACTATATGAATAATGAAAGTACAAATTTACCCTTTGTTTTTATAATTGATATTGATGGTACTATGGTTGGTAATGTAGAATTTCAAGTGCAACAATACAGTATGTACAGTACTCTGAAAAAACACGGATTTAAACCGATTAAACAACATGATATACCACCAGCATATCATCCAAATGCAAAACTTGTGCGACCAGGATTCGGACAATTTATTAAAGCAATTCAAAAATTCTACAATGATAATATCTACTTTTTTATATATACTGCGAGTGAAGGTGTATGGGCAAATACTGAAATCGCATGGATAGAAAAGACTCATGGAATTAAATTTAGTAGACCAATATTCACTCGTAAAGATTGCATAGTCGATTCTGCCGGAACATATCGCAAAAGTGTAGCAAGAGTGTTCCCAAGAATATTAAGAATTGTAGCTAAAAATAAAAAATTAACAAGTAAAGAAAAACATCATATTATTGAAAACAATCTCCTAATAATTGACAATAACGCAGTATATACTGATAGAGGTGATAAACTTCTTCTATGTCCCGATTATAACTACGCCGTTTTTGAAAATTTACTACACGGTATACCACCTCAATCGAGACAACATCCAGAAGTCCAGAAAATGATATATACACTTGTTAATCAAGGATTATTGTGTTCATTATCTGATCCTACAGATGACAGTATGCGGGTATTATCGAGACAGTATTCATGGTTATCTGCAAAATGTAAGGCACTCGTAGATATAAACTCTACATATGAAGGCGACGAATTCTGGAAACATCTCAGAAGACTCATAACAGAAAATGGATTAAGATCTTTTAGTGTCTCGGTAATATCACAGTTACAGTCAGCAATATGGAAAAGATATAAAAAAAATAAGGGGTGAATTATTTTATTTTTAATTTACTTATTGGTATGAGTTTATCTTCAAATTTAACACATTTTGTTTTACGGTTATTAAGACGTACGACACGTTTGTATTTTATTCCATTTTTTATAAAAGTTACTTTTTCTTTACCGCGTGCACCACCACTGGGAATTCTGTTTGGGTCTGTTATTTCTAAAACATCATCATTTAATTCTTGAGGTATAACCGGCGGTACTATGCGTAAAGATTCATCCTCTAGAAATATTAATTTTAATAAATTCTTTATTGTTGGTTTTTCAATTTTGTTATTATATAAGTTAACTAATTGACTAATTATGGTTGTAAATTTATCATTATTTGATAATTTAGTAATTGCATACGCAAGTTCGCCAAGTTTAGTAAATACTGACTCCGTATTTTGTGGAAATAAAATATTAGAAATATCAACATTATCAGCATTTAGCTTTGTTAGAAATCTATCACTACTACTTGAATCTTCTGTTGGCGTAAAGTTTGTTAACATAATAAATTTTTTATTTAAATTTTCAGATATTTTTATTTCAGGAGGCTCAGATGCGATGAACGATGATTTATCCGTAAAGTTTACTTTGAGAATCTGTGTTTTATAAATATTAAAAGGGTCTGCTTCTTTATAAGCTTCTGCAATACCGTCTTTTATTCTCCGAACAAGTCTTGGTGCTATTAAGAAATTCGGTAATGTATCTATTAAATATGCATTATATCCGGCAATTGTTTGTGGGTTTATAAAACTTGGATCAGTAGGCTTTAAATCATTTAAATTATTATAGTAATATTTTGGATCTAAAATACGGTCAGCAGTATCCATTCCAGTTACAAAAAATATTGCACTCGAAGGAAATATTGCTTTTTTTTCAGAAAATAAAGCTGCTTTCGTTATTACAAGTTTTACTGTATACCTATTAAGTTCTTTCCCTGGTTTCTTTTTATCTTTTAATTTATTTATAATATCAATAATTCTTTTTTGTAATTCATCAAGAAGTGGCTTATCTTTGGCTGCATTTATAATTGATAATTCAAAATATATAGTTGTATAATTCATTTGTAGAGCTGCTGCAATGGCCATATTAATATGTGTATCGTGCATGGGATTAAATGACCCTGGTACTACAATTACAGTATCTACTGGTACTGGCACTTGTATTTTTGTTACTAAATCATTATCTAATATAACAAATTCTTCTCTGTCTCTTGGGTTCTCTGTTGAGGGTTTTTCATAATATGACTCTATAATTTCTTTTATTCTATCATTGTCAATATTTTTTTCATCGTCGCCGCCTTTATATTTTCTGCGCGATGGTCTTTTTAGATTCTGCTTTGTACGAAGCGAAGGAGCCATTTATATATACTAATATAAAAATATAGCTCTATAGAAAAAGTTTTTGGAATGGATACAATATATTTTTATTCAGGCTCTCTCTCTCTCTATATATTTTACTAATTTTATAAGCAAATATATGGTAGACTTTTAAATTATATATTATTATTTATATTATCATTATGGTAATCTTACATTTTTTACTAGTTTATGTATAAGCAAAATTGTGATGGACTATTTTATTTAAAGATAAAAATATATATATTGTTATAGTAAGATGAATAAAAGTGCTAAAATATTCTTGTGCGAATATTGTGACTATAAAAGTAATAGGCGGTATAATTTAACACAACATGTGGTAATAAAACATATAGATTCTGGAAACTTCGGGAATGCATCCGATGCACTTTTATGCAACCCAAATTATGCAAAAGATAACCCAAATTCCACAAAAGATAACCCAAATTCCACAAAAGATAACCCAAATTCCACAAAAGATAACCCAAATTCCACAAAAGATAACCCGGATTCCACAAAAGATAACCCATCGATTATAGACAGAAACCAGTGTGATAAATGCGAAAAAGTATTCGCAAAATATTATACAAAGGTAAAACATATGAAAACGTGTAAAGGTAAAATAAATCCATTACAATGTCAAATATGTGATGAAATATTTACTTTAGCTCCTGCAAAATACAGACATCAAAAGAAATGCATTGCAAAAGATACAGAAAAGAAGAAAGAAGAAATGAATATACATACTCTTATAGAAAATCAAAATATAGAAAATAATATAACTAATAATGTAAATAATAATATAAATAATGTAAGTAATAGTCATAATACTCAAAATATTAATTTAATATCTTTCTCTACTGATGTAGATAATTGCAATTTCGTTAAAACTGAGGCATTTCATAAGAAAATAAGAAGATTGCTGAAGAGATATACCAGTGAAATTCAAATGATTAAGGATTATAATAAAGAATTATATTCAATAAAAGATAATCAGTGCATAAAGAAGACAAATTTAAGATCAATGCATACAAAAGTTCATATAGGTAATAATAAATGGGTAACTCGAAGGGATAAAGATGTATACCCACAACTGGTGGCAAATTATGCAAATGACCTATGTAATATGATTATTAAAGAAAATAATCGCGAAAAATACAGAAATTTAGAGAAAAAATTGGATTATTTCACAGATGGCGGATATATCAATGATACCGAAGATAAACAAAGAGAAATTACAAATGAGTATAATGATGCAATACAAGATATCAAGGTATTCTCATATGATGAAAATAAAAACGAAATAAAACCGAGTTAAAACGAGATTAAACCGAGTTAAAGATATAACTCTTATAGTATTTATAAGAATGACATCAGATTCAGAACCCAAAATAATTGTATCTTTTGATATCGGTATTAAGAACTTAGCAGTATGTGTTATGAGTGTAAAGGGGCCTGGGAGTGAAGGGGGGCCTGGGAGTGAAGGGGAGCATGGGAGTGAAGGGGGGCCTCCCGGGAGTGGGAGTGCTTCTGGGATTAAAATACTTGTTTGGAAGGTTATTTCTCTTGCAGCGGAAAAAGAAAAGATACCAGTAATGAATGAAATATCTGGGCGTCTTTTTTTAGCTATGGATGAACTCGTAGATGAAATAGGGCAACCTATTGATTATGTTATACTCGAGAATCAACCATCGAATTTAAATGGTGCTATGAAGAGTATACAAATGATGATATATTCTTATTTTCAATTGCGCAAACACTGGGAGGGACTCGCAAAACAAGTATATCTCGTATCAGCATCCGAAAAACTGAAAGGACACGAAACGGCACTTTCTAATATAGATATGACTAAATATGAAGATAAAAGCAGCGCAAGCAGCGTGAGCAGCGTGAGCGGCGTAAACGGCGCGGTAGTTGTTAAAAAAACGCTACGACAAAAGAAGAGTAAGAGTTATCAGAATAACAAGAAACTCGCTATAGATATTACAAAATATTATTTATCTAAAAATGAGGAACTTCTTTCTTTATTTTGTAGCTATAAAAAGATGGATGATATGGCGGATACTTTTTTACAAGGAATCAGCTGGATTCGCAAACACGGATTTGAAAATATAGATGTTTTAGAATCCATGATTGCAAATTCTAGCGTCTAAAACTATTTAAAAGATGTATAGGTTTGACTATAGAGAATGCACCGCTCAATAGTTATTGACGGAGGAAACGATGATGTTATTGAGATTGGAGGTAGTATGCCTACCTTTAAAATACCTCAACGTTCATTTAATGCACCAGTAACCGGTATGTCAGGGCCTTCTCTAGGAAGTGATTCATTAATTAATCGTAGAAAAGTAAATGGCGAAGTATTATCTATGTCAGGGAGTTCATCTCCATCGGAATACTCTGAAACTGATAGTGAAACTCGCTCTCAAAAAGGAGGTGGATTTTTTTCACCAAAAACCCCTTCGCCTCCATCATATAGACAACAACAACAACCAATATATTCCCAAAATACTGGATATGGCGGCAACAATGGTTCGAAAGTTCAGAGTGAAGATGATGATGACGACGATGACGATGATGGCGGCCAGAATGGACAGAATAGCCAAGAAGATAATATGCAAAGACGTTTCCAAGCCGAGCGTACTCGTCTTGAGCAAGAATTACAAGAGAAAAAAGAAATATTATACCAAATGAGTCGTCTAGAATCAAAAGGATATCCATTACCGCGCAAGTTTTCGATGCAATCTGATATCGAAGAGATGCGTGCAGAATACCAAAGAATTGTACGTGAAAAAGAGATTGATGCAAGTGTTCGTTTTCAACGTAAAATGATGATGGCACTTGTAACTGGTGTAGAATTTGTCAATACACGTTTTGATCCATTTGAAGTTAAATTAGATGGTTGGTCTGAACAAGTACATGAAAATATAGACGATTATGATGACATTTTCGAGGAATTACACGATAAATATAAATCAACTGGTAAAAAGATGGCACCGGAATTACGCTTATTTATGAGTTTGTCTGGAAGTGCTTTTATGTTTCATCTTACAAATAGTATGTTCAAACAGTCTAAATTGCCAGACGTTGAAGAGGTCATTCGTTCTGATCCAAGTTTAATGAAACATTTCCAGGAGGCTGCTATGAGAAGCCATCGTGGTGGTAGCGGCAATTCAAATACAACGACATACAATGAGAATAGTAGACAATCTGTACCACAACCACCACCACCGCCTCAACATCAAGTACCTCAATCTCAATCATCTAGAACTGGAGGCGGCGGTGGACTCGGGGGCGGCGGCGGCGGTGGTGGACTAAGCGGTGGACTATTTAGCATGGTAGGTTCTCTGTTAAGTGGCCCAACAATTATGCAACAACAACAGCAACAACCACGTTTCAATACGTCAGCATCAGTTATCGAACAAGACGGTGATGATGACATTGAAAATATTATAGATAATATTAACTCTGAAATAAAAGTGCAACCAACACAAAATATGGGTTCAGGAAGTCGCATTGAATCAATGTCAGTAACCGATGATGAGATAACTTCTATTATTGAAGACACTGCAGATTTAAATGGTATACTCATTAATGGAAATAAAGCACCTACACGTCGTGGAGGAGGAAGAAAAACAACTGCGACAAGCCGCACATTAAACTTATAAGTTTAACTAAGTCTCACACATTAAACTTATAAGTTTAAAAACGAAATCTCACAAAATTTCACGTAATCCATTTAAAATCTAATATTTTTTAATATTCTTAATTTTTTTCAATGAGCTAGGTAAATCTCTTACGGCTTTTGGAATTCTTTGGACTGATCTTAATGGATTGTAAACAGCCTCATGAACTAATTCACTGTTGCCTTTTACAATGTCGACCATACCAGTTGCTGCACCGATAGTTACAGCGGCCAGGAGTAATAATATTTGAATGATAAAGATCAGTGCGAATAATATTACTTCAATTAATGACCATAAGTATAATATTTCACGGCGAGAATCTTCACTGCATTTGCATTTCTCTTTCATTAAATATCTGGTATACAGAAGACTGTATACGAAGAATACAATAGCTAAAATTGCAAATATGACATGGGCAATTGCATATACAAATGCCATATCTTTACCGAAAGTTCTGATAGCTACAGATGCTGGTATAATAAACATAAATACTACATAAATGATTGCGAATATGCTGAATCCTTTAATGTATTTACGATAAGGATGGGATGAGCAATCGCATCCAATCTTTTCGAGTTTGTCAACATATGTATAAACTAACACTAATAGAAAAACGCCAATAATACCAATAATTGTGGATAAAAGATTTCCTAAATTCATGTTCTATATCAATAGATGGAAAATTTTATTTTAATCATCTGTTTTTTGGTTCAACATAATCCATTCCCAAGAAATCGAAAACATCTTTCTCTTTTTTAAAAACTGGAACGTCTGGAATATCGTCCTTTTTCTTCTTTATTCCATGTTCACTTAAACTATATCCCAAATTTATAGCTACTTTTCGCATTTCTATATTAAATTTCTGGGATCCAGTAAAATATATAACCGAAGGTATAAATTCATTTTCAGGGGTCAATAAAATATCCAAACGTCGGTGTTTTTCCGGGTTTTTTCCCTCTTTTTTCGTCCCCGTTGCCGGCAATTTTACAACCGCCATACATTTATGTGACCCGAGCGCAAGCACATCTGTAATATACCCGGATTTCTGCATCTTTTCCACTGTCTTTTTCAAATCATCCGCCTTCAAAATTGATTCAGAGATTAATACATCAATGTCTCCGCTATCCGCCAATTCTCTTCGATAACTACCAACTATAATGGCAGAATCGCCAAGTTCCTTTAATATTAATTTCTCGTGTTTCTTCATTTCACTTCGCGGAATTCTCTCAAGCAATTCCTCGTAATATTTTAAACCAACTTTTTGCTGCGCATTCAACAACTTCGGATTCTTATTACTTTTTTCCATTAAATCCTCTATTGATGTAATATGCGCCTTCTCGACCAAATTGCGCGCCTTTACTGCACCAATTCCGTGTATATTTAAAAGTGTATCGAAGAGTGATAGAGACGCCGCCTGTTCTTCTTTGATATCTTCGGCAACTTGCAATTTACCAGTTAATAATATCTCTTTTATTTTTTTTTCAATACCACTGCCAATGCCAGTAATATCTTTTAAATCATCATATGTATGTACAGGACCATCCATATTTTTCAACTGTTTTAATACTTTATCATATGCCAGAGCACGGAATCTATCATTCTCATTTCGGGATTTTTTCATCATAACATCAAGTTCTTCAATTATCATGTTTTTATAATCATTCTCGAGTGCAGCCGCCATTTATATACCTTTTCTTACCTTGTAAACAGATTTCATTTTTCCCTGTAAAATCTCATTGATATCATATAATTTAAAACGTGTAGATGATTTTATTTTATCACTTTCTGGCAACCATTTCTTTATTAATTCTATAAAATGATCATCTTGCTCTGTCTTTGTGAAGTTTATAAGAATTATTATTTGCTCTAATAAGACATCCACCTTTTTAACACTTGTTACCACCTCCACAGCCTCTACCCCCTCCACAGCCTCTACCCCCTCCACAGCCTCTACCCCCGCCACTGCTGCATCGCTTTGTTTTTCTACGATATTCTCAAATTCTATATTACAATCATTGACTATTTCTTTTATTAATTGATTAATAATATAGTTTTCAAGTATACCTTTTTGATATAACATGATCCATACATGGATAGACGCTAATGCTCTTTTTTTCCATTTTACAAAATCGCAGAATTCATCGTAATCTTCATTATCATTTAGAATTTCCGGTGCAGGTAACCACGATTTCTTATTATAATAACTATCCCAAATAGTTGCCCATTTCTCCATTATTTGCTGCGTATCCAATAATTTAAATACTTCAAAGTAAATATTGCGAAATTCTGGTGCTCTTTGCATCAAATCCCATAATATATCTATATATAATGCGGTGTAGTCTTTGCGAATAATATTTCCAATATTTTTAAGCACAATATTTTTATTTGTTAATGTGAGTTTATTCATACAAGACATAAACTCTTTACGAGTTATTGATTCTATCGATAACTCTTTACTCCCTATTTTTTTACGCTCAACTTTCTCAAATTGTTGTTTATATTCTAAATTCTTTTTCTTCTGAATCCATTTAGGAGGAACACACTTATCAGATTCCGTAAAGCATTTGTACGTATCAAGAAGATATTTAGCTTTTTTTTCAAACTGTTCAGATTTAATGACTTCTCCTTTTAATATATCTTCCCATATATTTGTCATAAAATATAAATACAGCTTATTTTTAGTAATTATAATTACCTTTATATAATTACGCGTTTTATATTTATTGTATTTTACTATTATTTTACTATTATTTTACTATTATTTTACAATAAATATAAATATAAATAATAGTAAAATATAAATATAAATAATAGTAAAATATAAATATAAATAATAGTAAAATATAATAAATATATCTATTTAAGAAATGATTCTTTAATATATTTAACATATAAAAATGATAGAAGATCTCAATAAATTTGAGGAATATTTGCAAAATGTGTCGATATTCAAAACTATCTTTATATGTAGTGTGGAAAAACAAGACGAAATATATGAATATTTAATGAAATCGGATTATACAGTTGTAAGTATTAAAGATGAATTAAACGATATTAATCATATTATGGATTTCGAAAATTCAAATTATAGAATTATATTATTTAATATTTTATATTGGGATTTAAATAAGAGTACTATACAAAAATATATTTTACCTTATCAGAATTTGCTCGTTTTATTAGATATATCGGAATTTCAGAATAATTTAATAAAATCGTGGATATCATTAAGCAATAAAAATGGTTTTATTAATAGTTCTCTAAATCCGGCAATATTGGATTTAGATGATAATTAAATTTTTCTGTTTATATTATTAGAGAATCTATCCATACATGCAAAAAATGCAAAAAAGAATGCTCATTGCATTTTCCATATTATTAATAGCAGTCATTATTGGTATCGCATTCTATAAAACGAAATTTACTTTTGAAAACTTCGCTGGTGCAGGTAGCGCATCATCTACAAGCGGAGGTACATTAACATATTACTATAGCCCCACATGTGGATATTGCCAGAAATTCTCTCCAACTTGGGACGGAGATTCATCCGATTCTACGAGTTTACAATATGCTTTAAATCAATCCGGTTTAACAACTGCCCTGAATAAAGTTGATATTAGCGACCCCGCTAATGCTACATTGGCTACAAGCAAAAAAATTCAAGGTGTCCCAACACTCATATATACTACACCCGGTGGCAAAGATGTCGAATATACCGATGACCGTACTCCCGCAAATATCGTAGCATTTCTCAAAAATAACGCAAGCAAATAAACCGGCCGCCCACCTGCCCAGTCCCAATCGCTCTAGATTAGATTCTTTGATCTAAAGTATTTATAGGTATCTTCATAGCCAAATTCTATACTTTTATCAATATCGTCATTACTTATATCATATGTTATGTGATTATCAACAATTGTTAGAGGGAACATGGATAACGCATAGTTTTTATATTGTATATAATATGGATATTGGTCTGTAATTATTTTTAATAATGTATTATTTTCCATAAATACTGATAAAAAAGTCATTATATAATAAAATATACTTTCATGAATAAGTTTTTTATCAATATTAATAACCATCGATAAATGTAATAATAGTATATTCTCTTTCGCTACATTTTCGAATATTAATGGCATCGTATTACATGCAACACCGCCGTCAGTATAATAATCATTTCCTATTTTCTTGGGCGGAGTAATTAAAGGCACGGTCATAGATGCTTGAATCGCATCAACTACCATAACATGTGGTGTATCATCTACGGAAAAATATGTAGGTTTCATTGTTTCTAAATGTGTAGCTACAATTATGAGATTTTTCCCCGTTTTTTTTGTAAGTTCCATAAAAGTCATGTTGCCTAGATAATTATCTTGAATTTTCCTCGTATAATTATCGAGGTCTGTGATGCCCTTTTCTTTCATTATTTTCTCAAAAGCGTCTTCCAAATGTATTCTCACTTTATTCTTCTCATCGGCATATTGTTCCTTTAAATAGCCTTCAATAATTTCTAATGGTATATCTAATGCAAGTATAGCTGCAAATACGGCACCGATAGATACTCCTGCTATATTTATAATATCTTTATCATATCCTTCCTGCTTTAAAAATCGCAGAATACCAAGATATACAAGACCACAGAATCCTCCTCCACTAAATGCAATATGTGTAAATTTCGGTTTATTTGTTGTCATTCTTATCGATATAATATATAGATTTTATGGCAGCGCCTCCGCAAATTAATTTAAATGAATTATATTCAATTAAAGAGAAAAAGAATAAAAATAGACATATTTGTTTTAATCATATATTAGAACTGTGTCATCGCAGGATTCGTACAGTATCCTCTTACGGAGGCGATAATACATTCTATGAAATACCGGGAATGATTGTGGGATACCCTCTCTATAATATAAAAGAATGTATGGATTATATGGTAAATGCTCTAAGAAAAAATGGATTCTTGGTACAAATACTACCACCACCTCATTACTATGTTATATATTTGTCTTGGGCGAAACCGGATATTTCTAAAAAAGCCCTCAGAGATTTATCCAGACCTTCTCTTATGGGACCATCGGGTCATTCAGGTCCATCCGGTCTATCCGGGACATCAGGTCCATTAAAAATAATGCCACCTAAAAACAATCCATTGCGTTTATTCTGATAATTGCCGCAATAACTGCTGCTATTGCTGCTACTGCTGTGACTGTTGTGACTGCTGTAAATAGGGATTTAACATTCTCATAGTTTCATGCATACCATATACCATAGCAACTTTGAATATTTGGTCACATAATAGTATAACAAGAATTCCAATTAATATAAATAATGTAATATCTAATATATAGTCTATTTTCTTTAAATTATCGCTTCCTTGATATTTATTGTTACCGCCATTTCCGGTAACATTTCCGGTGCCATCTGTGTTTTCTCTATTATTGGAGTATGGTCTAATAATATCTTCGGTAGATTGGTCATTTAATGTTTTACTGTTACTGCGGATGCTTCCAGTGGGAATTCCTAATTGTTTATCTTTATATTTATTTACGGCATTTCCAATGGGTGTTTTGTCGGATCCGGATGTAGCTACATTTAGGTTGTTGGTTTTTAAATATTGTTCAAGATCTTCGTCATAATATCCGGTTACTTTATTCATATCGTAGACTCTTGCTTGAGGAACTGGTGCGGGATAATTCGGACTCTCTTGATTCAATGAAACATTCATAGCCTCCGAATATTCCTCTTTTGCAGCGTCAGAAATGGGAATCTCATACACTGGTGCTTGAATCGGATTACATTGTTTTGGTGGTAATGCCTGAGTGGCGGTGGAACCAGATGGCGCCGCCATAGGAGTATTTGACGGAATATTATCAAAATGTTCCACACTATTTATCGGTGCTTTTGGGCATATTTTATAATTATCACAATAGTATTTATAATCCATTCCTTGAGTTGAATATGGAGTAGTTGTATCGAAATAAGGACCGGGTTGGTCGCGATTTGTAGACCATGAAGAAGTATCTTGAGTCGTGAAATCTTCTCTCGTATACTGAGTCTTTGCTGCAGCATATTCTTTCATTCTCAGAAATTCATTATAAGCATCTAAGTCATCGATAGAAATCGTACATTGTTGAGCAGCCTGCTGAGCACCGGATTGCGCAGTCAATGGTGCTCCTCCCGGTTGTCTTAATGCTTGTTGTGATAAGGGATTCATACACGTTTTCTTCTTTTTACCTGATGCCGGGTCAAATGAAGGAATATTATAAGCCTCTTTAAGCGAGCAATACATTACTATTTTACAATATTTTTCTTTTTATCAAGTAATGAAATATTTACTCTCAATAGTCAACGGATTTATTGTCGGAATACTCGTAGCAATCTGCATATTATACGTATTCAAAATTAAAACACCATACCCGGCTTGGCTTTTGAAAACTTTCGAAAAACCCTGGATACTATTATTATTATTTATTCTTGGTGTGATATTCCTTAATTATAATAAAGAAGCCGGTGCGCTTATAATAATTATAAGTATCGCATTATTTATCGATAGATTTCTCTTTGCACGTCCTTTAGATACCAGTGATAAACCGAAGACCAAAAAAGCACCCATCAGTAATAAAGAAATACCCAAAAATAGCTCTACAATTGATCCAGAAATGGAAGATCACGGTGTGACATTACTCCCTTTAACAAATACTCCACCAGGCAGTGTACCACCATCAAGTGGTATGTATTTACCTTTAGATGAAATATATGCAAACGAAAGAGGTCTAACAACATATAAAGATAAATTACTTATACAAAGCAATAAATTCCATGAAAATTTAAGTCCGGACTTTGGAAGCAATTACATTTTAACAAATGACGATTATGCTTCTGTTTCCGATCATTAAATTTTTTATACCAATATTATAAGCTAAGTACCATTCCATATGCAATCACCTGATATTTTTGCTATTGCATCCGCTTTTATAATGCATAGTGGTGCGCGTCATGTTTCATTCGATCTCACTGATGTACAAAAAAAACTCCTTTCACATCCTTTGTCGAAATTCGTAATTTTATTCGCGATGTTCTATGTCAGCACCCGCAGTCTCTATTGGAGTCTATTACTATTACTTTTCTATTTTATACTTATTAAAATGTTACTCAATGAAGCACATCCATTCAATGTAATCCCACACTCATTTCTCGTATCCGAAGGATATCTAAATGATAAAAAACAAAATCCTAGCGACCTCTATTTAAATAATATTCAAAATATATAAACCCCCAAAATTATTGATTAATAATTTTTATGACTTACATGTTGTTCTACATCTACAGTCTACATCTACAGTCTACAGTCTATTTAATGTATCGCTTGTAGGTGCTCCCCAATATATCTTATTGCCATCTGTGCGTACACGTTGGGTTACTTCTAAGATATACAGAATTAATGCAATAGCGATTAAGAATAATCCGAAACCTAATACATATTTTGCGATATTTTGGTATTTTTCTATAGCAACATATGCCATTACTGTTGCCGCTGATATTATAGAAACTGATAACAGGAAATTCATTAATGCGGTTTTCTGTGTTTGATCCAAGAAGGATATCTTATATATAGAATCCATTCGCGAATTTACATTTATTAAACCCTTATTGGTGTCATTATAATAACTTTGTTCTTTTTGTAATGCGTAATTTACATTGCCATATAAGTTATATGATTGTAATGCATTTGTATTATTAATAATATTAGTAAAATATGCAACCACTAAACCATAAAATGTAGTATTATGGGTTGTAACAGTAGTAGGCAATAAACTTTGTACTGCCGCATCAAAAGTTTCTACAGTACTTATATTTGATTTATTAAATAACATTGAAATAGTAAAACTACTTACTATTGCAAACAATACAATTAATAAACCAAATGTTAATTTTTTAGTATATTCTAATGGATATATTATTAATCCACAAGATAAAGCAAGTACAATGCACAGCACAGTAATCGCTACAATTTCATATTTCTTTACTAAAGCTACAGTTTTATTCTGAGCGGCAATCTTTTCTTCATTAGATACTAATTGTGTTTTTTCTTTCCTTACACTGTTATTTAAATTTGTTATGGTATTCGTAGATTTTGAATATTCTGTTACTCTATCTTGAGTTATTTGTAATAAAGTAGTATAAACTGTTGGGTCAAGTGCTATTGTTTTTAAAATATTTTCTATTGCTGTAATTGGATTTAATAAATTTTGGTCAATTGTAGTATATCCAGCAGAATTTGCTGCATCATTTGCAAGAACTGTTACTATAAATATCATAAGAGCTAGATTATATTGCGTAAGTTGTATGTAAATGAAAAACAACTGACGCATTACATATATATTTATGGTATTTCCATATGGTAAAATATCAGGAAAGGGAATAATTTGCGACATTATATTTACTATACTGTCACTCCCTGAAATACTGAACTTAGCGGAAGCACTGGAAGCACTGGAAGTATTTGAAGAATCTGTATTCACTGCGGTTACTGTATTGTTATTAGTATTTAATGTTAATGTAATATTTGTATTCATAAACAATGAACTTGCATTTGCGCCATTACTCGTAGGAATATCGGGAACATATATTTTTGTAGGATTTCCCTGTATAAAATTCGCCCAATTTGTCGGAATTAACAAATTGTGCCAAGCATATAATCCTTGCACGAAATTAAATAAACTTGTATTACTGCTATAAAACCATAAAGAATTTACATCACGTATAGTGGCAGAGCTAATAGGTACCCCCGTAAATGCTGTAGGCGTTGATGTCGGATTACCAGAAGCATTGAGAATAGTAGTTGTTACTAATACGTTCAATCCACTAGTACTAGGAAGTGCCGTACTTCCAGTAATAAGATTAGCTGGAGTTAAAATATTCGTACCTGTAGGGGCAGTATAAATAACGTTAGGAGTATAAAAAGCAAAATTATTAGCAGTAACAGGAGTTGTTAACATTGTATATAAGTAATAATTATAAAGACTGTTGGCTGCAACCGGAGGAGCGCTATTTGGCCAATATCCCAAAAATATATTTGTAGCTATATTTTGAGAAAATCCTTTAGTGAAAAAATTTGCATTAATAGTTGACATAACTGATGTTATTTGAGTCATTAAAGAACTTACTGCCGAAGTACCAAACCCACCAGCATATCCTCCAATGTTAGCATTTAGGGCAGTACCATCAAAATTTTCTACAAGTGATGGATCTTTCATTTGTTTGCCACTGCTATTGTTCATTTATAATAATACTCTATTTTAAACATATAGAAAAATTTAGTTTGTCCACAATTTCACTCCCGTTTACTCCCGTTTACTCCCGTTCACATACAACATCTATAATAATAATATGTTCCAGATGTTTCATTATGACGTGTAATTTTTACGATATCTCCGTGTTTTAATCCGAGCCATCTGGATATTACATCGGTTTTTGATATTAATGGCATCTGTGTTTTATTCTTTACCAAATAATCTGTCATAATTTTATCAGATTCCTCCTTAGATAGTTTCTCATGATGAGGTGTTAAAGCATGTTTCAATGGATTGTATTTCAGTTCATGTTTATAAAATATCTGCAGATGACCCTCAAAAGGTTTCTTCTGCAAAAGTTTATCGCGGTCCTGGAGAAAATGCATCATCGCAGGAGAAGGCGTCTCCGATAAAATCAAGATAAAATTATGCATTTTATAAGTCGTCGCCATTTCTTCCGGAGATTTTTCCTCCTCCTTCCATTGTTTCAATAATTCCTTATTCAATATAAAGAAAACAGTTGTTTTATCTGTATCTAATTTTATAATCTCGTTATAATAACGACTCTTTTCTACTACATCTCCGTGTTCCTCTATATATGAAACATCTTCACCACGCGCATCTAACATATCCTTAAGATTCGATCTAATAATATCAATCTCATTCGTAGTAGTCTCTTCTTCCTCCATTTTATTATTTAATACTAAAAAGACATTACTTTTAAATAATTTCAATTTTTAACGCTGTTTCCCCTAATCTCTTCAATCGACGAGCCACGCCACTTAACTCGCGTGACGGTTTGGTAAAATAAATCGCATTTATAGTATATATGCAATATCTACATAAACAAGATGGTGGGCTTCCTCGTGACTCTAATAGTGCCAAGTTTTTCATTCAGACGTGTAGCCCCCAATGGGTGCGAGTGCAAAAGGAGATT